AGACGTGGGGGGGGGTATGGGGGTTTTAATATATATAGTATAATATATAATATATTAATACGTGCGAGAAAAACAAATTTTTGACTATAAATAATGTTAACAGGTTTGGTGGTGGTGTGGGGTGGTGGGAAATGGAAACCCCCTCCTTCCCTTGTCGAATTGGTTGCTTTATCTTGTTAACTATGGTTGGGTTGGAGGGGGTGGTGTTTAAATATAGATTGATAAAATGCTATTCTCGGGCTATTAATTTTCTAGGTACTTTTCGTGTTACTAGTAAACAGTCATCAACATGTACCATGTCTTTAACGTCCTCTTTAGTTATTCTCGGGGGAGTGTCTCCCTCCCACCCGAGGTATTCCATGTCACCGGCAGATAGCTTGTAATCTCCCAGTGCTTTCTTGACTAGCGAGACTGTATCGTCACATCCTTCTTCCATGATGTAGGCGTTATCGGTAGTTAACGAGGGTACCATGAAGTGAGGCACGGGTTCACCGTTAATGTCCTTGATGTTGAAGAACACGAACATAACGTCGATGGTGGGTTCTTGCTCCCCTCCCTTCATCGCCATGTCTTCTCTCTCATCCTTCTTCAACAGTTCATTATATTTCAAAACAACCTCTATATTGATGATATTTTTACATTTATTGAACTCTCCTATCATTCTCGTGTCCTCGGTTATTCCCACCTGACTCAAGTACCCCCTCCCCGCGAAATCGTTATCTTTCAGCTTTTCAAGGTACAGTTTTATCGCTTCCCCCGGGGTACTCGCTTGCGCTCCTATCCCTATCTTGCTGTCAAACACGTCCCACGCCCCTTCTTGAAGCTCTCTCGCGTGAATCCACATCCTCATGTCATCAAGCTCGAACCTTGGCATTTTTATCCCGTCGGGGGTGAGTTCAAGAAACCCTGCCTCTTTTCCCCTGAACCTTAACGCCAGTCCATCATAAACGTCCGTGTATTCCACGGTACCGGTTATACCGTCTATCTCCACTTTCATCCCCGTGTAGTCTTGCTCTTTACTTGCAGGCTTGATCTGGTAACCGGTATGCACGCCTATGAAATCCTCCCCCTCCCCTCTTGTCGTGCATGTTGGGAACTTCTCTTCCTTCATGTGGATGGGTGGGCAGTAAGGTTGTATAGTTCCTAGTTGTAACTCGTTACTTTTCAAATATTTATCAACAATTTCCTTGGTGTGTATCATTTCAACATCATCGAATAGCTCGTTCACGGGGAATACCTTGCTGTTGTTATAACTCTCTATCTCCCTTCTTATCTCCCCCACCTCTCTCATCAGCTTGTTATACTTGTACAGTTTCCCCGCTAACGGATTGCTACTTGTCGTTTCTATCTCCCAGTTATCCTCCCCGTCCATCATGTCAAGCAGTTCTTCCAGTCCCGTTATGAACTTGTCACCGTTATCGTCTTGTACCAGTACAGTCTTGATACTTCCGCTATCGTATACTTTCGCTTTCATATCTATCAATTTTAAACGTGTAGCGTTAGAACACACTCGTTATCCATCGTGGAGGGGGTCGTTTTATTATCGTAGAACGTGACTAATTGTTTCACGTCGTTCAGTTTTTCCAGTTGAGTGAATAAATCTTGAATCACCACGCTTAACTCGCCTCCCTCTATCACTCCCCCGGGAATGACTATCAAGTAAAATATCGATTCACTGAAAGTTTTAACACTCTTGAACTTGTACACCGGCACTTTCACGGCGTCCGCTTTACCTTCTTTAAAATAATCACCGTTGTACATTAACAGGGATAGCTTGTCTTTTCTCCAGCACGAGAAGAGAAACCCGTCATTATTTTTTAAAGTTACCAGTGATAACTCGTCGTCTACCGGGTAATCGATCCCTGTTACCCATGAAACTGGAACGACGGATATTGTCATGTAGTCGTAATCATCACTGTTACAATTAGCCAGCACGGTCCCTTCCTTGTCGAAGAAGTAGTACATCTTCCTCGAATCGCTGTAAGTCATGTAATCGCATTTCAGGTAGTACCGGAGCATCCATTTGCTAGTTTTCACGAGCAACGTTATATCCACCGCCTCGTTCATCCTAGCCATGACGTCAGGTGATGGGGAGGTTACCATTTTCTTGTAAAAATACGTGAAGTTACCGTCAACGTCATACCATAACTCTCTATCTAGGGTCAATTTACCTTCACTTGAAGTAACGACCTCGTCATGGACGCTCTTCCCGTTGATGAAGTTAACCGGTAAAATAGTTTCCGGTTCCTCCCCCACCATCTCCTTGATGTCTTCCAGTATATCAATGTTCTCTTTCAGGTTGATGATGTAATCTTTAATCTTCCCCGCCATCACGTTGTCGCCTTCCACCTCTATCTCCTTTCCTGAATTTATCATGTAAACGAGGGGGATGACGGACGTTACCATCTTGTCACCTTCTTCATCTTGTAATAGCACCACGTGAGTGCCGTTGTCAATTTCAATAATCGCTTTTATCATTGCCTTGAATATTAAATAGTTAGTAATGCTTTTCCTCTTTCCTGCTTATAATATCATCCCCCACCTTAACGTGTGTGATGGAGGGTACTTCCTCGAAATCCTTCCCGTTACCGGAGAACTGTATCCCTTTTTCTTGTATGGATACTTCCACGACTGACTTGTTATACTCGTCAAGGTGACTTTTAGGGATGATGACGTAATTATCAGTCGTGTACGCCACTGGTGATTTCATCTCTCGAACGCTCTTCTTTATCATCTCGATGTCCTCTCTCGTCTTGTCCGCCACTCCCCTGTTCCTTAGCGCGTCAACCGAGATGAACACGACCAGAAAGAACGTGCAAACCGATATGGATAGTATCAAGTAAGTGATCATGCCTCCCCCTCCTTCTCTTTTTTATCTAGTTCGATTTCCGCCTTTAACTTGGCCACGTTATCTATCACCTCCTTGTTAAATCTCTTCACGGCCCCCGCCCAGTTCACGTAAAACCTCATGCCTCGCCTCTCGCTCTTGGGTATCACTTTCATCCAGTCCTCCCCCATGTCCCCTGAATACGTGGGCATTTTCTCTAGCAACATGCAGTATCTCAGGTACCTGCTGTATATTCCCCTGCACTTCACCGTTAGCTCGTACGTCTTTTTCTTGTGCTTCGTGCCTCCCCCGCCGTCGAAATCGGTCATCAACCCTTCCTCCTTGAACTTTTTCACCATCTTTTTTGACCCGTCCCTGCCGTACATGAACGGTATTTCCCTGAAGTCGTCTATCGACACCACCCTGTCAAGGCTGGCTAGGTAATACACGATGGCAAGTTTCTTGTCATCCATCTTGTACTGTCTTCTCATGCACTCGTCTATCAAGTACTTGTGCTTGCCGAACGTGCATCCTATCATCGTTCCTTGCAACACCGGACCAAGCTTTCTCTTCCACACGTACTTGTACATCTTGCCGTTATCCTGCATCCTGTAATGGTGACGGGGGGCCATCCAGTCAAATTCACTGTAATGTTGCCACACGGTCGGTCTTCCTAGTCTTTTCACCATATGATTCTATTTTAAATAGTTAAGTAATTGACTATCTGTTTTAGATTCCACTAGATCGTGATACCTCTTGAATATGGCGTCAAGGTTCCAGTCATCGTACTTTGACAGTATCTGCCTGAGGTACAAGTGAGCTAGGGGGAGGGTGTTTCTGGACGCTAGGTTCCTTAGAACTAGCCTCAACCGGTGACCGTCGGTGAACTGTCTGGCGAAATATTGCTTCACTTCATCGTCACCCTTCATCTCCACGTTGTTGTCTATCATGTATTCCTCTATCTCCTTCTTCACCACCCACAACACTAGGACGACGCTACCGCTCACCTTCTCGTCCTTCAGCATGCCACCGAGGAACACGTCATCACTCTTTTTCATCAAGCTCGACAACCTCCTTATGTTGATGTCGTCGATTCTCTCCGCGTCAGTTGCCTCCCTTACATCCTGCATGGACATCAGGAGCGCCATTTCTTCTATTTCAATTCCCATAGTGATAAAATTTAATATTTAACGGAACAAATATATATAAAATACTTGTAAACGTCAAAGTTTTTCACTATTTTTGTCGAAACAAAAAATCTATTAGATATGAATAAAGAATTTAAAGTTAAAGACATCTTCCAGCCACAACAAGTGAGCGAGAAATTGAGAAAACAAGAGGTATTATTCACGTGGAACGACGGGCGTTGGGATCATGACGTCGTGATCCAGTTCCTGAACGACCGTATCGACTCCCTCGTGCAATTAAATATAGGTGACACCGTGGAGGTGGGATTCGACGTTGAATCGAGACGGTGGGAGAAGGACGGTGTAGTTCGTTACTTCACGTCATGCACCGGTTGGAACGTGAAGATCGTTGGCAAGAACCCCGCCTTCCTTCAAGATCAGGGACAGTTCTCCCAAGCTAGACAGGAGTTCAGCCAGCAACCGTCAACCCCCCAACCCCAGCCCCAGCCGGTTCAACAGCAACAAGGAGGTATAGATAATTTCCCCCAACAAGAAGATGAATCAGATTTACCTTTTTAGCTAACTAATTGATAATCAATAACTTCATTGTTTGTTTTCGTACTTTTTGATTTATTTCTTTTTAGACATGTAGATTTCCCCTCCCCGTCCACGGGGTGGGGTTTTCTATTTTCATGTAATTTTCATACATTTGAGGTACAATTTATTAACAATAAACCGTCGGTACAACGGGGTTCGGACGTGGAGGTTCCAACTATGGATGACCGTCAAGGAATTGACCTAAAAAGTAGCGTTCCGGTGAAGCGTCAATACGTGAAAGCGTAAGTACCTACATGTATTATATGGCAACAAAAGTTTTAAAATTCGAGGATACCGACGACAAGAAGTACAAGGTCTCGTTTCAAGCTAGCGGGAAGGTTCACGTCTTCCTCGACAGGGTTGATAACTCTGACGTGATGATATACTTGTATCCCAAGGGTTACGATCCAGTGTTGTACAAGAAGGTGACTCCCGGTCGTTCTGACGTTTTACTTGAATTCGTGATCCCGGGGAGTGGTTACATCTTCATTGATATCGTTTCCGACACGGAGGTAACTCAGGCTTGTTACTTGACAGAGGAAGAGACGTTCGTTTACTCCGTCCCCGCCTCCTCCGTTATTTTCGATGACGGTAAAAGCTTCCAGCAAAAACTGGAGTCTGGAGAGTTGAAGGGGCAGAAGGGTGACAAGGGAGCCACTGGAGCCACCGGGGCGAAGGGGGAGAAGGGAGACACGGGTCCTGCCGGTCCTACCGGTCCTCAAGGTCCAGCCGGTGCTAAAGGTGCTACTGGCGCTGCCGGGGCGAAAGGAGCTGACGGTAAATCCGTTAAGGCAATCAGCCTCACCGCCGATTCTTCCGGCAAGATCACCGGTGGAAAATGCACGTTGTCTGATAACTCAACGCTTACCATCACCGTTACCACGGCTACCGTTTGATGATTTTTCCCGTTTAAGCCGTTTCTTTACATACTGGAGCCGTGGGGATACCCTCACGGTTTCTATTTCCTCGAAAGTGTCGTAATACATCTTCATGGCTTTCTCGGCCTGTTCCTTGTATTCCCTGTTGGTGGTGCTGGTGTAAACGTCGTAATTCTCCATGATTAATTCTTGAAAAGAGTAGGGGTGGGTCAAAATAACAAATCCCCACCCCTCGAACAACTATTGTTAACAATGAAAACCTTGAAATTCCCCCTCCAATGCCCGTGGCACGAGGGGGACAATTCACTTACTATAATTCAAAGCAAAGACATGCAAATATATCATTTTATCTTCAATTCTTCTATCTTCTCGACTATTTTCCTGTATATAAATTCCAACAAGTAAGCGTAAGCCTCCTCCGATTCCTTGACGAGTGACATTCCCCTGCTCCTGAGTAGAATGCTAGTAGCGTGGAATACCTCGTGAGCCAGTATTCCTTTATATTCATGAGTGGTGGGGGAGTGAATTAATCTAATGAACAAGGCGTTATTACTTAACAAACAGGTAGTACCTTGCGATCCGGTATTGCAAGAAGACTTGACAAACTCGATGTCATCCTCGCTGACGTTCTTGTTATCTAGCCATTTTATCGCCCCCTCAATATCTCCCACCACCACGAGCAGATCGGTGGAGTACAGTTCTATCTCGACGATGAAGTAATTTATCTTTTCTTTTTTCATTCTATTTCTATCGTTCCAAGAATATATTTTTAATTATCCATTTCCTAGCCCCCCTCACCCACTCGTGGTCCTCTATAACGAGTAGCTTGTCCGACATCGGGTAAACGTCTATCTCCCCCCACCTCTCGTCAAAGAACTTGAACATGGTGGAACGATTGAACGACCTCACCCTGTAAGCGTCGAGGGCGGGGAGTATCTCTCTTTTGAACCTCACCATCCTTTTCAGCCTTTCAGCCTTGCTATCTTGCTTGACCTTCTCCATCTTGAACACCGTTTCTATTCTTTGTCTATCCATTTCGTGTAAGGACATACCTCCGACTTTTTCTTCCCCATGCTAGCTAACACTCACCGCTTTCTTGATAGGGCATCACCTTTAATATATTTACTATATATTAGTAGGTTATTAGTAATATATATGTTACTAATATACTACAATTAGATGAACTTTACAAGTGATATACATGAAGCATCTAGTGTAGTAGATGGGAGGAGACCTCCGCCGTGAGCATTAAATAACAAGAAGAATACTTAAGGGTGGGCAGGACCTTCTGGTCTAGTGACCCCCACTCCCTCTCCATGAAAGCTTCCTGTCTCCCCTCCATAACCTGTGCTATGGATTCCTTGTCAGGAGCGATTCGGCTCGTTGGTGGTCCATGACCTCCACCTTTTACCTTTCGGCATGGGTTACTCGTCGTCAAGTCGGACAGACGTAGCGAGATTTCTTTGAACCTTATTCATGAACAGTTTATATTCCAGACACTCTAGTCTTGGTGAGCGTTTTCGGGTGTCAACCGGGGCGACAGGTCGCTCTGTCTTCAACTGCCGCTATATACCTCTTGTCGTGGGAATCTCTATAAAAAGAGAAATCCTTAACCGGTATAGTTTAAATGGGGGCCTCGGGTTAAGGATAAGCTCTTGAATATCTAAAAGTATGTAGAACATTAAAATCTCAAGTTGCTTGTCATAGTCATCGAGACCACCACCTCGTACTATTACATAGCAAGGCAAATATACGGTGAAGTTTCGAGAAAACAAAGCGTGAAGGCAAAAAAAATCACGTGGACGAGGAATTTAGTAGAAGGATACGTTTGTCGTGCGGATTAGAACTGATGTTCTTGGTGTTAAATATTTGTTCTTGGAGCCAGTCCACGTGATGATACAAAGGTGATGATTTTATTACTAGAATCAAAATATTTTTTATATATTTGCCTAAGTATTTATTGTTTAACAAGAACCGGTGGCATACCGGAGTTTGGACGTGGAGGTTCCAACTATGGATGACCGTCAAGAGATTGACCTAAAAAGTAGCGTTCCGGTGAAGCGTCAATACATGAAAATGTAAATGCCTGTAAAGGATGTGGCGAAAAACCTAAAAAGTAGTTTAACATGAGCGAAGAGAAGAAAGAGATACTGTTCGGGGCAAACGCTAGAGAGGTACCGAACTCCATAAAGTTCCCCACGGGGATGAAAGAGAACCCCACCCCGTCACTGGCTGATTTCTTGATGACGCAGAGGGCTGATAACCTAGGTGGTGACCCGGAAACGATAACCCTTGAGGCTCTAGGTAAATTGCTTGGAGTGGGGGAGGGAAGCGGGAACCCGTCCACCGATCCTATCTTCAACACCGTCACGATTTCAAAGTGGTTGAAGGTTGGTGAATCAATCACCATTAACGACCTTATATTCAGAATTTTCAGGGACGGTTTAAAGACTTACATACGTGCCGAGGACCTCAAGAACCCGGAGGCGGAGATATGGATTGACCTGTTCGCCGGGGCGTTCACTAGGCTTATCGCCACGCATTACGACACCCCCGGGTGGCAACAGGGTATCGCCGGCGGCTCGTTATGGAACGACGAGACCGGTAACTCTCACCTAGAGGTGGATTACGCTTACATTCGCAAGAAGGCCACGTTCGTTAACCTAGTTATACAACAGTTAACGGCGCAGGCCGGTCAGGTGATCATCACCCCCACCAACATGAAGATAGGCAGGGTGGAGGAGCTTGATCAAGGTTACAAGTGTTACGCCGAGGACGGTGACTTGAATAATTTCATCGTTTACGACCAAGCCAGATGCCAGAAGTTCACGCTAGAACACCAGAAGTACTACTGGCGTCTCGTCATAGCCGTGGGGGCGGATTACTGTATCCTGTCCAAGACCGATCAGGACGGCAACGGTGACGTCCCGGAGGCGGGAGACGAGATCGTGTTGTTCGGGCATAGGGACGACAAGAACAAGCCCAGACAATCCGCCATCATGCTTGACGCCGCTTCCGATCAGGCTCCAGCCATTTCCATATACATGGGCATTAACTCTTACGACCTTACCGGGAAACGGGTGGGTGTCTTCGGTAGAGACCCGCTAGACGCCGCCGCGGCTGGAATATTCGTCCAGAACGGTCGTTTCGAGAACATCATGATAGGTCCCGGGTGTACCGGTCTTGACAACTTCGCCGAGTACGACAAGTTGATTAACGACGTGAACAAGGCGGTGTCCAAGAGCGTTGACATCATGCCCGACCCCTCCCCCGCCTTCATAACCGACAAGGAAGGCAACACCACCCCTGACGAGATCACTATACGGGTGTCGGAAAACAACTTCAACTCCGACCTAGGTGGTTACAGGAGATGGTATTACCTTTCAGGTGACGGTTTCAAGGAGATAGAGGGAGAGAGCCAGAAGACGCTGGTCATCACGCCTGCCAGCGAGTGGTGGGCTGGCAAGAACACGTTATCCGTCATGTACGAGGTGGAACTGGACGGGGAGAGGTACTCGGACGTGTCCTCTCTCATCAAGGTTTCCGACGGTATCAACGGTGCCGGCGGATACATAGCCGTTCTGGACAACCCTTACGTGGGCATAGCTTCAGATTACAACGGCAAGATCAAGGACGGTCAGCTCGGCGAGAACGGGAGGGCGAAAACGGGCGTGGTCGCTTACGCCGGTACCACGTTGCTATCCCCCAACCCTAACCCGGGGAAGGGGCAGTACAAGCTATCCATAAAGAAGGTATCCGGTTGTACCGCCGCCATCACCCAAGCGGGAGGGGAGATGTACTTGCTTGACATGTTCCAAGACATGGCATCCGTCACCCTCACCGTTAACTTCGAGGGGTCGAGTATCACGATGGACCTAACGTTCAATTGTAGCAAGACTTTCGACGGTGCTTTAAGCTCCGAGGAGATAAAAGGTGAACCGGGGGAGGCCGCTTACTCTCTGGACCTAGATAACGACGTCTGCATAGTTTCCACGCAACCGGACGGTAGCGGTGGTTACTGGGGTGATAACGCCAAGTCCACGGCAATGGTAACGAAGGGGGGAAAGGACATAAGCTCCAAGTACAACTTCGCCACCGAGGCAACCCCCTCCACGATAGATTACCTAGCGACCAACAACGGCAAGACCGTTCAAGTGAAAGGCATGGAAGAGGATGACGGTTTCATCCTGTTCACCTGCATGCCGAAGAACACGATGGACCCGGAAACGATAAACGCCCCCACCTTGCAAAAGAGGTTTAATATCTCGAAGAACAAGCAGGGAGAGCAGGGACAGCGTGGACCCGGTGGTTACGTGTGGATCGTTTACGCCGATGACGAGGCGGGGACGGGAATATCTCTCACCCCCGAGGGGAAGAAATACATAGGGCTGGCGCACGACAAGGAAACGCCGAACCCGCCGTTACCGCTTAACCCGGCCGATTACAAGTTCTCCCTGTTGACCGGGGAGGGAGTGCCGGGACCCCCGGGAAGTGACCGTTTCATATGGATCAAGTTCTCCACCACCCACCCGATCACTGACCTTTCACAGGTCACGAACGACGGGGCGGCTGAAGGGCTTAGGTACATAGGCTTCTCTTACAATCAGGTTAACCAGCAAGAAGACACGTTCCCGCCGGGACAGGAGCAAGTGATTGACGTGGCTTACTACAACCGCGAGTACGAGTGGTCGGAGTACAAGGGGAAAGACGGGATCGGGTTGCAGGTGCAATACTCGAAGGACGGAAAGTCCAACTGGCACTACCCGTTCCGGGTTGATGACGTGTTCATGAGACAGAAGATGGATGACGGGATCACGTGGTCAGACCCCATGAGAATCGTGGGGGAGGCCGGTCAGGACGGTACTTACGTTGAATACCAGTTCGCCAAGAACACGTCGATCGAGACCCCTCCCACTACCGGCTGGCAGGACGGGCCACCAACCACTAGCGGGAACGAGTTCCTGTGGATGAGAAAGGGTACTGTTGAGCCTCCAGCCACCGAGGTACCTGAAGACGGGTGGAGTACCCCGGTAGTGATCACCGGGCCATCTGGAGCCTCTTACTGGATCGTCCCGGACACTAGGTTCATCAACATGCTGAACGGGTCTCCTAATCCCCCTAGAGTGCGTTTCACGGCCAAACGTGGATCGGTTGCCGACGGTGTTACCGGGTGGTCTCTGGGATACTGGAGAACCGCTTATTCTAAAGATAATCAAAAGACTTGGACCACGATAAAGTCGTGGACTTCACAAGTTCCTTACATAGACGTTGACATCGACCCGTCTTGGACGAACATTAGAGCGGAGCTTTACTTCGATCAAGGTTTCGTTAATATATGCGACAGCGAGGTCGTGTTAATACAGGACGTTTCCGGTATCCCGGGAGAGTCCAACTACGTCATAGACCTTGATAACGAGGTCGGTTCAACTAACACCAAGGCTGACGGTAGCGGTGGTTACTACGGTAACAACATGCTAACGAGGTTGCGGGTGTTCTACGGTACCGAGAACGTCACGAATCAGGCCACCGTCACGGTGTCGGCAGATTCAGGTATAAAATACACCAGAACGAATAACGCCGAGTACGTTCAGGTTCAAGTGACCGATTTTACCGGTTCTAACATGACCGGTTCCGTCATATTCAACGTGTCAAGTCAAGGTGGAGCTTTCCCCGCTATCCAGAAGATATTCAAGGTCAACAGGATTCCTCAAGGTGAACGTGGGCCGGAGGGTGATTCCATATCGGTTCAATTCTCCGTTAGCGGGACGTCCGGGTGGCATTACCCGTTCGTGGAGGGAGACATCTACATGAGACAGAAGGTGGGTAGTGACGCTTGGTCTGACGCCATGCGTGTCGTTGGAGAGCAAGGTCAGCCCGGAAAGGACGGTGAATCAGGTGGTTACACCGAGTTCCAGTTCTCTATCGGTAAATCTCGAACCGATCACTCGGATATAGCTGAAAGCTCGTGGACCGACGGCCCGCAAAGCACGACTGTGGAGAAGCCTTTCGCTTGGATGCGTAGCAGGACCGTTGACAAGTTCGGTTCGGTGTCCGGGTGGACGTACGGGTCTTACGGCGCCCCCGGTAACGACGGTGCTGACGGTTTACCCGGCACGGCTTACTGGCTATCCACCGATTGTTCTAGCGCTTCGATTCGTGATGATAGCGCCAATCCTGCCACCGTGACCGCTACCGCCCACAAGGGTGAGGGAGGGGTAGGTGTTACCGATTACTCTTGTTACTGGTACGTGGCCGTGTCTTACGACTACATGAAGAACTGGACGGTTATAAAATCTGCCGGTGGTTCTGCAACCACGAAGTACACGTACACGCTGGCGAAAAGTTCAACGAAAGGTTGGCCTACCAACATTCGTTTCTCCGCCTTTTTCGATCCCGACGGTACCAAGATGATAGACACGGAGGACGTTCCAGTTATCAACAACGACCTTAACGACGTGACGACCCTCGACTACCTCAAGCACGCCTTGCAACAGAAGACGGAAATAGATGGAGGTTTAATATCAACCACGTACATCAAGGTTGGTTATTCCCCCTCCCTCCGTGACGGTAGTTCCGTTCCTGACGAGATACCCAGTGACTGGGTAGAGACGGGTGGCATGTACGGTGGTTCAACCCTAGCTCCCGGTCAAGGTGACGTGTGGACGATAAGACAGTTCAGGAACCGTGTACCTAGATTTTATAGCGGGGGAGATTTTGAAAAGGCAAAAGAAGCGTTGAAATACGCCACCACCCAGCTCGGGGCTGACAACTACGATCCCCCCGCCGACAAGGTAACGTTCGCCGTGAGTGACTCGGGTATATTGTACGCCCAGAACGCCTTCATCGAGGGTACGGTTATGGCTAGTGGGGGGAAGATAGGCAACCTTACCATAGATTCTGACGGTTTGGCTTACAATCAAGTTACAGAGAACGGGAAAACGTATTACAAGTCAAAATTGTACAATGGAGGTCTTGTATATCGTGAAAATTGGAACGCAACGGATAGCGACTGGGATAGACAAATAGCTATCGGAACATCAGTTATCCCATCTTCTGCCGGAATTAGACCAATGTTGTACGGTAAAGTTAAACAGAGGGGTAGGTATGATACCACCACTTTCATGTACTTGTCTATCACGGGTGGAACTAGGAATTTTTCCGTTAATTCAGGTCCTCAAGCTATTAGAATCCAAGAAGGAGATATTCATATTAATAAAGGGTATGTAACTTACAGTGGTAATTCCTATTCTTATTATTCTGGTATAAACGGTTATGGTGATGTCAGGATAGGTAACGGATGGGTTGATATAGGTCCTGATCCTAATTTTAGTGGCGCTACAAGAACGGAGCCGGGAGGTATTAACTTGGCGTCGCAAAGAGCAGCGTTAATTTTTAACGGTTTACGAAGACATTCCTTTAGTTCAGATAGACAACAAATAAGTATTGGAACTGATAACAACATGGTTGTCTTGTATGGTGGTGGATCTAACAAGATTGTTAATATAGAATCTAGGTTAGCGATAGGATCATGGTTTTTTATCATGTCATGGGCGGACGAGAAATTCTGGATATACGCCCCGTGGTCTTCAGGAGAGTATTTCATAATTGATGACTTGTATTATAAAGGAGTTTCTTCTGCCGGTCATGATATAGTATTTGTTATAAAAGTTGATTCGAATAAATGGATAGCGTCTCAAATGCCTAAAAACTGGCTTTCTTTTGAAGAAAGAGTTTAGTTATTATTAATATATTAAATTTACATTGAAATGAAAATTAAATTGACTATTTTAGACCGCATGATGTTGTTATCAAACGTCATTGAATCTTTTAATTCACAGAACGGAACGAAAAAAGAAATCGTGATGTGTCAATCCGCCTCCCTCGCCCTAGGGTTGTCGCCAAAGGATTACGAGGAGTTCGAGATCACTTCTGACGAGAAGAAGGGAACCGTGTCATGGAACAAGAAGGGTCAAGAACCTAGAGATTACGAGTTACATCACATGGTGGTAAGTTTCATCTGTGACGAGATCGTGAAGAAAATGCAAGGTAACAGCCTTAACGGTCCTGTAATGTCATTGTTCGATCGTTTCATGACCATGATCGTCGAGAACCCGGAGAAAGGATTGCTTGACCCGGAGACCTTGAAGAAAGTGGAAAAGGAACACGAGGAACTGGAAGACTTGTATAAAACGTTTAACCCGGCCCCCGTCGAGGAAGAATCCAAGGAAGAATCTAAACCGAAAGGGCGGCCAAGAAAGAACTAGAAAAAATGTCAAAGAAGATTACCCTAGAGAACGTGGATTCATCGGAGTTACCGGAGGTCCCGGTGATCGGGGAAGTCAAGCAGATAAGGTTCACGCAAGACATGGAGTTGGTCAGCACGCTGGCTGACTCCGACTTGTTTATGATACAAGCTGGCGCCGACCTTGAAGCTAGACCGAACACGATCACGTTTGATTTAATAATAAAGAATTTATCCGGTCCCATAGAGGAGGGAAGTGAAAAGTTCGTTACCGGTGACATGATGTTCAAGGTTATCGGGGACATGAATCTTCTTGACACGTGGGACAATACCAACTTGGTTAGTTCATTGAACGCCACGTTCGTTAACGTGAGAAGGATAGAGGAAGAGTTACGCAGGGAGATTAACAGGTCCACTGGAAAGGATGACCTGCATGACACGCAGATAGCTAACCTTCGTCAAGACCTCACCTCCACCAACGAGATGTTGAATCAAGAGATCAACAGGTCGGTGGCTAAAGACAAGGAGCATGACGAGTTACTGGAAGGGTTGCGTGATGACGTGGATTCCACTAGCTCCAAGCTAGACGCGGAGATCAACAGGTCAACGACCAAGGACGCCGAGCATGACACCTTGCTCAAGGGGTTACGAGTGGACGTTAACGCTAACAAGAGCGCCATAGACTCGGAGGTTGCCAGATCGACAGCCCGGGACGAGGCTCATGACGCCGCCATATCAAAGAACGCTAGCGACATCGCCACCGAATCCAGCAGGGCGAAAGCGGAAGAGGCGAAGATACGGCAGGAGATGCAATCCGCCGACACTAACCTTCAAAACGCCATAACCGCCGAGACCGAGCGAGCCACGGGCGTCGAGGAAGACCTGCAACGACAGATAACGGACCTTTCAGGATCAACGGACGACAGGCTCGAAGCGCTAGAGGCGTTGTCCCACGAGCAAAACACGGACACGGGTACCACGAGCAAGACGTTCGTTATAGACTCCGGTAACACGGGAGCCATGTTGAAAGCGGAAGGTGGGGGATTGTCTACCCGCACCAAGGGAGACGCCGGTTACGCTAACTTTACCGTGCAGAACCTAGTGATAAAAGGTGACGTCACTCAAGAGGGAGACACTTTCATAACTCAAGCGGAGAGGGTTGAAGTGCGTGATAACATGATCCTGATTAACGAGGGAGAGACAGGTGCCGGCGTGACTGCCGGTTTCGCCGGTATAGAGGTAGATCGTGGAACGGAACAGAACTTCATGTTCGGGTTCAACGAGTCGGACGGGATGTTCAAGATCGGGAAAGAAGGGAACATGTTCGACGTGGCACTTAGACAGCCGGTGGGGGACATGATTGACGGGATGTTCGCCTCGTGGGACGCCGCCACCAAGACGTTCAAGACCACTAACCTGATACCGTATAACAAATCGTTAGATTTCAAATTTGATCCGGAAATCGCTGACGCTACCCTCAAAATGAAGTTCATGGAAGCCGGGTTAGCATTATCCATGAGTGGCGATGATTCCATCTTGGCGTTATTACCGGGTATACCACAGGATGAAGTCAAGTATTCCTTAATTTCAACTAACACGAATGGTATAATACTTGGAGATTCTAGTGGTTCTAATGACAAGTTTATTCTTGATATAAAAAAACCGTCATTCATTAGTCCCGTCCTTGATAAAAATGTTATCATAGGTGGTAAGAATGCTTATTTCTCGTATTATAGTCACCTCGCGGGGAGTCCAAACACTATAATCGCTTCTTGTGGAGTTGAAGCACCTTCTTTTTATCGTGCGTCAGACAATGCCGAGGTGTTGTACTCTCTTGATCAAGCGAGACTAACCGATGGAATGTTCCTGTCGTGGGATGCTGCCAACAAGATGGTGGTAACCACGAATGTAATTCCCCCCACCCTCCAATTGTATTTTAAAGACAATAACACGAGTATTAAGTACTCGACTGCCAATAACGGGTCGTTAGCATTCATGACAATGGGGAAGGGATGGAGAGTGTTCACGAACGACACTTTTACGCAATTTTCATCTGATGCTAACAAGTTTTACTTTATTGGAGATATTAACGTTTCAACTGGTAATATTTACACGAATTTAACAGGGTTAAGATTATCTGCAAAAACAGCATCCGTCATGATCCGTGATGGTGGGTCTGTATTGAACACCCCCCTCACCTCTACCACGTACTACCGTTCTTCTGACGATTCGGAGGTCTTGTATCAAGCTGACCTCAAGAGCGTGTTAACCGGCAAGGAAACTAACTACGCCCCCACCGTCAAGGCCGTGTCAGATGCCATAGACTCTGTTAATACTGGAACCACCGAATCACTCAAGGGATACTTGAAGTTGAGTGGTGGAACAATGACCGGTTCTATAAGAATTGTTGACTCAGGTAATTCAGATGTTTTACAAGGTATATATAATAATGATGGAACCAAAGCGTTACTATTCACTTATTTAAAAGGATCAGAAAGTAGGTGGGGGGTGGGTTCTAAAGATTTAGTTGGTATTATTCGGTCAAACGTGTCTGATTTAATTCACTTGGTAAATAATAATAATACCTTGACTGAATATCCAATATATGATAAACGCAACCTCCCCGACCCCGCCACCAAGTCAGGGAATAATGCTTTCACTGGAACGAATTCGTTTGTCGCCAACAAGTTCTCTGTTGGTAATTTTAGAGTAGATTCAAATAGTAACCTTGGAGTAAATACTCCATATAGAGAAGGTCTGGAAGGATTGTCAAGGTCATTGTATTTCAAATACAATGACCTTGAAGATACGAAAGTGTCTTTTGGTTCGGTGAGTTCATCTACTGTTGCTAATTACGCATATATTGGAATTGGAAGTGTTAGGCATGATAATGCACAATACAAGTTTCGTACAGAATCCCTAGATTTAAATACAATATTTAGAATTGATTTTGGTGACGCATCAGCTATTTTAGCTGATGGATCAACTATTATTTTTGGTAGTAATAGACGTGGCTGTTATGTTAGATCAAATGATACTGATTTAGTACATATCAAGAATAGTAATAGTTACAAGATATGGGACGCTAGCAACCTCCCCACCCCCGCTTCCACCTCTGACATACCGGACGTGTCTGACATGGCCAAGAAGAGCGAGGCTAACACCTTCACCGCTCAAAACACCTTCACTGCCGGACAGTTCAACGTGGGCCCATTTGAAGTGTCAAGTACTGGCCAATTATTGGTAAATATAACAACATCAGGTGGATGGGAAAGATCAATCACGTTTAAAGCCAATAGTGATAATGCTACTAGTATTCGGATCGGTGGTCATGGAATCGGTAGTACTTCAAACTTTGCATGGATTGGAGTAGGAGACGTGGAATATGATACCGCTCAATACAGGTTTTACGGTACGTCAATGAAAGTTCCTTCAGTATGGTCACTAGATGATGCAGATGGAAATTCCTTGATTTGGACACAAAGTACTCAGTTAGCACATATTGGTCGTGCAACAGGAACTACCAAGATAAGAAGTGGCGCAGTAGATTTGATTCACACCAAGGGAGCAACTGATTACAAGATACTAGATGAATCCAACTACTCTCAATACTTGCCAACCAACAACAAGTGGACATATGGATTTGTTAATACTTATATTGAAGGATCTAATGCTGATTTCAATACTTTGTTTGCAGGTCCAGATTCTCCTAAAATATTATTTAATTACTATCGTCCAATTGGTAATAATACTAACGCCCCCACCGGAATGTCATATGGTGCCGTTTTACAAATAGATGGCAATTATAATTCCGTTTATAATAATGTAGTACTTCGACCTCAACTCGCCTTTGATATTAATCATAATGTTGAAAATGGAACTCGTTATATGTGGTTCAGAACCGCCAATAACCTAGGGTATGGTGATTCATCCAATTGGAAGAGAGTAGTGACCGCGGACGAGAACGTGGCTGTGCTGGTGATGGATGCGAACACGTATCCATCTATCGCCAGAATAGATGGGACTACCTACAATTGGCTTAGGACGCCAGCCCAAGGACTATTGCCTAACACTCAAGCAACTCTTGATTCGGGTGGCACCTCATACCTTGGCACCAATGACTGGTCATTTGGTTACGCATCAATACACACCATATACTCTAAAAGGTATATGTTCGGTAATACAGGTGTTGATTTTAGATTAGACACTAATAACAAGATAGCCGCCACCATTTCGGGATCGGCACGAGGGATAGAGATAGGTGATTTGCTTGTTTCCAGTAATTACGGTGAGGATGCGGCAAAAGTACCTACCAACGGTATATTCGCATCAGGTATTATTAAATCATATTCTGGGTTTTCATCTGATTCTAGAATAAATAATCTTAATATTAGTAAAGTATCAAATGATGCTTTACTAATTTCATCATTTGCTGGAGAAAATGTAATTAATAAACCGGGGGTCGACCCTGTGAGTGGACAGGCAGTTGGTGATGGAGTAGCTCTTACCTATTTCTGGGACGGAGATTATGCATTTCAATTAGTTGGGGATATTGATGGTACAGGAATGGCGTATAGAAAATACACTCCTTCTACTGGAAATTCTACTGATTGGAAGTTCCTAGCTGATACTAAATGGGTTAATACTAAACTAGGTGGATATTTACCTTTGACAGGGGGAATATTATCTGGTCAATTAATTATCAATTCAATATCTAATTCATTAATATTAAATAACACAAATTCTAGTGAAACTGAATCCTTTATTAAAGTTCAATTAAACGGAACTAGTAAGGCAGCTATTGGATTCTTGTCTAGCATTGGAAGCTATATATATAACTATGAAAGCAATAAATATTTATTTGTAGGAACTGATGGTGCTTATCTCGGAAATACAATTTCAAAAGCAAAACTACTCACTTCAGCAGACCTGTCAGGGTACGCCACGCAAACGTGGGCTAACAGTAAATTTGCCCCATTATCAACATTTAAAATATTGAGTGGTTACCCGGCCATAGTTAATGTTGGTAACGAGTTTATATTAACATCTAATCAAAGTGGTATGTATGTTAATTATAGAACTCCTAGCGATACAATAATACCAACTACATGGTATTGGAAAAACGGTACATCTACTGGATACGCTAATGGATATTGGGGAAACCTGTACATGGTGGAAAAACTTGTTGCTACCCAAGAATGGGTATCTGGTAGAGGCTACTTGACAAGTATCACCAAATCAATGGTGACTTCGGCTCTAGGGTACACCCCCCCCACCACCAACACCACCTACTCTCAGGCTACATCTTCAACTCTAGGTTTAGTGAAGATAGGTGCTACCGGTTTGGCGGCGAAGAATTACGCCGTGCAGCTTAATTCTAGCGGTCAAATGTACGTGGCGGTACCGTGGACGGATACTAACTCCACTTACAGTGCCGCCACTTCATCAACTTACGGTCTTGTCAAGATCGGCGCCACGGGACTAGCGTCTAAAAACTACGCTGTCCAGTTGAATTCTTCCGGGCAGATGTACGTTTCCGTTCCTTGGACAGACACCGACACGAACACTCATTACACGACTAGATTGTACACCGGTGCTTCGGGTACGGCTGCCAACTCGGCTATATCTAACCCTTACTTGAAGGTGACTGATGACAACACTTACCGTAATCAGGTAAGGTTCATTGGAGCCGGGGCCACTTCTATATCAAGTGACGCTTCAGGTAACATTACCATAACATCAAAGGACACGACGTACGACTTGTCGTCTTACTTGAAAGAAAATGATAATATAAGTAAGCTAACAAATGATAGAGCTTATGTTAGGTCAACTTCTACTTTAAGGGTTAATGACATTCAAGTGGTAGAAGGGGCGGCTGGAACAGCCACTGGAGTTTTATATGTTGTACTAGAAAGTTAATTATGGGGCTAATATTAGACAATAAAGGAATATCTTCAATGACCTTTAATGGGAAAAAGGTCAAGGAATGCTGGTTAAACGGCGAGAAAATATGGCCTAAATATACTACTGTATTGGATACAATTACTGAAATATCAAAATCTCATGATGCTAGTAGTCAACCCATACATGTTGCCTTGCTAGATGGTAACCTTGATCAATCACCAATAATAAATGGTAATTCTTCATACATGCCAAAATCTTTTAATGGTAGTTCAGGAGTTGGATATGGTGAAGGTCTTGAAGGACCGGGCAGAAAAGCTCTTTCATGCTTTAGAACCTACATAAATATGTCAGAATCCGTTAAAACTAGATTGTTCACATTATCAGTTTGTGTAAAACAAAAAACCACGTCGACTTACAACGGATTTGTAGGAGGCGTTATATTTGGGTTAAACACTAAAGGATACGGGTATGCCATAGGGTCTGGCACTGCTATTCAAAATAATAAGTTATGTTTTGAAATATACGGTACGATCAATGAAGCTTTAGCTCTTTATACCGAACCGATAAATGATGGAAAATGGCATCATGTACTAATTCAGTGTTCGACACTTGCTGGGATAAACATGATGCAAGTGAATATTGATGGTGGGCAGGATTATACTCTAACTGGTGCTATTGGAAATAATTTGGATTTTTCAGATTTAAGTGATACCGGCACCACTTCCATGAGACTTGGCGCAACGTATCAAAGTGGTTGGAATTATTGGAAAGGGTACATTCAAGACTTGATAATATTACCACATGCACTAACAACAGAAGAAAAAAATTTATTAATGAATTATTATAAACAATATTTGTGAAAATAATAATATTACAACAAATTAATTCATGATGTCATGACAAAAGTTTATTACGACAGCTGGTTGGCGAGGTTGATACTTTTCAAGGGGTATTCAACCATAACGCTAGGTCCTTTCATATTAACGAAAATGAAAGAAGGACAGTTACCTGATTACGCCATTAACGAGGAACGTATTCACGTTCGTCAATGGAAAGATTGTTTCACGATGGGTATGATAATCGCTTACTTCGCCAGTTTCCTTTTCAGCGCCCCCTACCACTGGTACGCGTTCTTGCCGTTTCTCTTGCCTTTCACGTTGTACTACATCATGTACCTCGTCGAGTGGTTAATATCGTTCATTCACCACGTTATAAAAGACAAGGGGAAAGAGGTTGGAGAATCCAACAGAAAGGCTTACTACGCCTCGGCGATGGAGATGGAGGCTAAAGAGAACCGTGATAACATGGATTACTTGAGAACTAGGCCTTTCGGTGCCTTTTTTAGATACTACGGAAGAATTTAATTCGTATATTTGTGTTATGGAACGAGTAATCAAACATATCAGGAAAGAGTTCTTCGATGATGCCACGGTTGGCAGGATCGAGATTGAAGGAGAGGACTTCTGCTGGGTGCTTGAAGACGCCGTGAGAGACGTGAAGATACCCGGCAAGACGGCCATCCCCGCCCACAAGTACAAGGTTGCCATCACTTACAGCCCGAAGTACGAGAGAGACATGATCTTGTTATACAACACGCCGGGACAAACCGTTGACGTTAACGGGATGAAATTCTCCGGCATAAGGGTTCACGGTGGCAACGACGTGGATGATACCGATGGATGCCCTCTAGTCGCTTACAACCGTACCGGGGAGAGAACGATACAGGGTCGTGCCGACAGGGACATACAGGCTCTAGTCGAGAAGTTTATCAAGGATGGTGATGAAGTGTTCTGGGAAATTATAGAAGAAAGGAGTTAGTCATGCAAGCTAGTGTCAAGAACTGGAAGAAACCCACCCCACGGAAAATAAAGATGATAGGCGACACGTGCGTCTACACCCTTCCCATGTGGCAGGGGTTGATAACCACATCCCCGTTCTCTGACACTTGGAAAATATGGCTTAACTTCATCATAGGGGCGTTATTAATCATGGCGAAGGCCATAACTAAACTATTTTCTGAAAATGAGCAACTGGATAGACAACGTGACAGGCAACGTTGCCAAGGCGGTGATGGGGGCGGTAGCACTAGTGGTAACGACAGCTATGGCGACTAGTTTCAACAAGCCGACCAAGGAGTACGTGGACTTCAAGGATAACGAGATCAGGAAGGAGTTGTTGAACTTGAGGGAAGTCCATAACGCCGAGTTCAAGAGTTTAGAACGCACCATAAAACTGGAGATGGACGCCCTCCGGAAGAATATTGAGGATTGGAGGGAATCGGACAAGTCTAAATACGAGCTTATACTTAAACTTATTGAAAAACAGAATAATAATTAAAATTGAATTGAAATGAAAAGAATCAGGCCGATCAACGATTACGTGATCATCAAGAAGACAGAGCAAGAGATGCGAAAGGTGGGGAGTATATTCATCCCGGAGACGAGAAACGAGATAACACGGAAGAGCGAGGTTGTCGCCATGAACGAGGGCAGGGATGACGTGAAGGCGGGAGACATCGTGTTGCACCCCTCCCGTACCGGCACGCCGTTCTTCCTAGGTGACGACGAGTTCGTTGCCATGCATGACAAGGAGATAATAGCTGTTATAGAAGAAATCGATGAAGAATAACTGGAAGATAGCGATAGCGTGGATAGCGACCGTGCTGGTGGTGTTCATCATCTCGAACCTAGCAAGTCGGAACCGAGAGGTGGGGGGAGAGGTGTATAACGCCCGGGCGATGGAGGATACCATCAGGCTTTACAAGGACCGGTATAACCGGGAGGTGGCGGAGAAGCTATCCATGTTATCGGTTTCCAGCAAGGTGCTAGAGGAGAACGATTCCCTGAAACAGTTGATCAAGGGGATGAAGCCGGAGTTTATCGTCAAGGTGAACACCGTGTACAGGGATACCGGAACGATAAAATTTGATACCGTTTACAGGAACGTGTACATCCCCTTCCATGACAGGAACAAGTACAGGTACGTCTCCGGAACGGTGATGGAGGATGGCATCCACTTCGACAACTTCGAGGTGTACGCCTCCCAGTACCTCGTTTCCGGCAAGAGAAAGAAGTTCATGGGTAGCACCGAGTATATCGTGAGGGTGGTTAACGAGAACCCGTACGTTACCACCACCGCCATTCAACCCCTCGTCATAAAGGAGAGGGACCGGTGGTACGAGAAATGGTGGGTGTGGGGATTGGCAGGATTAGCGGGTGGAATTTTAATAAGTAAATAAGAATGTTTAATAAAAACCGGTGGTACACCGGGGTTCGGACGTGGAGGTACTAACTATGGATGACCGTCAAGATATAGACCTAAAAAGTAGCGTTCCAGTGAAGCGTCAATATAAATACAAGTACCTAAGAATTGAGATGGAATTGAGAGAATTTAGCTACATGGATAACGGCAGGAAATTATGTTTCCGGGTGGGACAATCGCTGTCGTTCACGTCACGGGGTGGGGGTTTAACGAGCATGATCATACACTCGATCAAGAAGGAGCGCCTTAAAAACCGTGACAAGATAACCATACACGTCCGGGAGAAGGACGGCAACGAGGCGGTGGTGTGGAAAGAGATATACCGTCACGATGACGGGAGTTTAACCATTGACGTGAGCGATTATGAAAAGGAACTTGAAAGGGATTAACGGGGTGATCGTTCACGTCCCCGAGACGTACGAGACTACCATAACCGCCCCCGGTGGAACCAAGTTTTACGTGAACAACACGATAGATGACATGACATACGTCGTGAGACACGGGGAGGTGGTAACGTCATCCGATCCTAGGATAAAGCCCGGGGACATCGCTTACTTCCACCATAACATGGTTAAGCGTCGTAGCGTGGAATACGTGGACGGGAAGGTGGGTAGCAGTAACGAGCTATTCGATGACATGTTCATCATCCCAGTGGAGTTCGTGTACCTCGTGAAGAGGGGGGAGGATCATCTAGCGATTGACCCGTGGTGCTACGTGTCCCCCGTCCCCAACGACAAGTTCAAGGAGGGTAGCTTCGAGATAGCGAACGCTGACAAGTACAAGAAGCAGCACGGGATCATGGTATACTCTAACGACTCGTTACGAGAACAAGGGGTAAACGATGGTACACCCGTCGTGTTCAACCTTGACTCGGAGTACGAGTTCAAGATAGATGACCGGGTGCTGTACAGGATGAAAACACCTTGGATAATAGGAGATTTACGAGATGAGTGAAGATAGATTCATACAATCGTGCAAGATCGCCGTGGGAGAACTGATGAAGGTTATCACGGCGGGTATTGACACGGCAGTTATGGAGAAGGAAACCACCGTCAAGAACGCCATTAAATTAAAGAAGAAAGCGATAACTAGCTGCAAGAACATGCTTGGTTCCATCCTGAATCATGACAGGAAACAGGAGAAGTGGGTTCGAGCGACGCTAGACAAGATAGTAGAATCCAGCCAAGGGGTGGTGGAATCCCTCTACTCCGGCTTGGAAGACGTCGTGATGAGTAATGACGTTATCGGTAACGATGCCGATAGCATATCCACCATGATAGACACCAAGCTAGTAGCATTCAACGACGTGATGGAGATAGAGGATATCGTTCATGACGTGAAGAGCAAGCTGGAAGAGGAAGACATCATGCTTGAAGAGAGCGATTACAAGGGAGGGTACGCCGAGAAATACGCTGACAAGTTCGCCAAGATGAAGGACAGGTCAGGGTATCGTGCCGACATTGATGCCGTGGTGATAGACCCGGAAGGCACGGTGGGGGAGATCATCGAGATAAACGATATAAGGATAGCCCTCCCCAAGAAACCTCTCAAGGCGGATATTGACTGGGGGAAGAGGTTCAGGCAAGACCAGTTCTGGCGCAGGCAAGCACCTCCAAGAGAACTGACTTCCCGGACTGCCAAGAAACACGAGGATTACATAGATTCCGAGTACATGAAGAAACGGAACGGGTACTGGTTCATGAACAACGGGGTGGCAACGTACATAACCGGCGCGCACTGGTTCATGATGACCCATTGCTACACGGGAGCGGACGGGGGGTATTACTACTACTCCGCCGCCCAGAGGAAGTTGTTCCTGTTTCTTGAAGCGATGTACAGGGATAACAGGTGCCTCGGTATTATCCTTGAAAAGATTCGTCGTTTCGGGGCAACGGACTGTATCATGGCGTTCATACTTTGCAAGACGATAGAGCAAAGGAACAAGCTGACCGGGATGACTTCCAAGACGGATACCGACGCCAAGTCCAACTTCGTGAGGCTCACCACCATGTTCTCTCACCTCCCGTTCTACTTCAAGCCGATGTGCATGGACGAGAAATCCAAGTCTGAACTGGAGTTCGCCCAGCCGGGTAACAAGCTAAAAAAGGCGGGACAGGAGAAGGAGATCGTGGACGTGGCGTTGAACACCCGCATAAACTTCCGCCCCACCAACGAGTCAAGTTACGACGGTGAGGCTTTGCTTTTCTACTTCGGTGACGAGTTCAGCAAGTGGAAGAAACAGAACGGTAACACGTTAACTCACTTCACGATGGTAAGGAAATGCCTAACTAAAGGTCGTCGTATTACCGGGAAGGCTATCCTTATTTCCACGGTGGAGTTCATGACCGGGAAGGACGCCAACGATCCCGAGGCCTTGGCTGGAGACAGGTACAAGTACTTGTACTACAACTCCGATCCAAGAAAACGTGACGGGAACGGGCAGACTGTTACCAACCTGTACAAGATATTCATAAGCTGTTTCGAGCATTACGAGGGGTTCATTGACAAGTACGGGAACATGATAGTCGAGGACCCTAAATCACCGGTGAGGACGATGGACGGGGAGAACATGTCGATAGGCGTCAAGACGTACTTGAGCAACGTGGACGAGGCTTTAAAGAACAACCCGAAGCAATTGTTAGAGGAACACAGGAAGAACCCCCGCACCGAGGAGGACGGGTTCAAGCTAGCCCTTAACATGTGCATGTTCAATCAAGCCAACATACTGGCGCAGATAAAGCACAACGATAACATGGATGGAACTCATCTTCGGAGGGGGAACTTCGAGTGGTACCAAGGGGTCGCGGATAGTGGACACGTCATCTTCATCGACAAGCCGGATGGAAGGTTTCTAGTTAGCTGGATACCCGATGAAGGTCTCAAGAATAACGTGAAATTCGAGAACGGGTTGTGGTTGCCGCTTAACAGGCATATAGGTAACTTCGGGATAGACCCGTACCGTGTTAACAAGACCGTGGACGGGAAGGGATCAAAGGGAGCGATACACGGGTTCTCCGGCGTGAACTCTTCCGGGGCGCCCAACTTCAACTTCTTCCTAGAATACATAAACAGGCCTGATTCCAAGGAGATATTCTTCGAGGACGCCATCAAGGCGATGGTGTTCTACGGGATGCCCGCCCTCATAGAGAACAACGTCAACAACCTCATAGACGAGATGTATCGCAGGGGTTACAGGAAGTTCTCCATGACAAGAACGGACAAGGAACGGGACAAGCTGTCCGAAGACGAGAGGGTGAGGGGTGGTATGCCTTCCACGTCCGAGAACGTGTCGCAGATGATAAACGCCGCCATCGAGTCGTTCGTGGAGAACAACGTTGGTAGCTCCGAGATGTATTTTAACGCCACGCTAGAAGACTGGCTGGCTTTCGATGACAAGAACAGGACGAAACGTGACGCCTCCATATCGTCAGCCTACGCTCTCATAGGATGCACTCGCAAGAAGAGACGCAAGGTGGAAGCGATTGAACCGGTGCCAGCGAGACCCATGTTCAGGATATACGAGAATGTTGGAACTTATGGAAAGTTAAAAAATGGATAAACAAAGAAGAAACGTCACGATCCCGAACAGGGAGGCTTCCAACGAGGAGAAGGAAAGCAAGGATTACGGGTTAGAATACGCCCGGTACATAGAGTTCGAGTGGATCACGGGCAACGATTACGCCAGCAGGAAGAAGAAGTTCGAGGAACTGGAAGCGCTTCGAGATAACGAGGTGGATATTGACCGGTTCAAGAACATGCTTAACATCCCGAAAGATCAGGCTTACCTGTCGCTCAACTGGGAGTTCACGTCCGTGGTTCCAAAGTTCGTTAACGTGGTGAAGGACAGTTTTCCCGCCGACATGTTCAAGATAAAGACCAAGGGCGTGGACATCATGTCAAGGGAAGAGCGGAACATGTATCGAAAGAGACTTGAAACCGAGATGCTAACCAAGGATTTCACCCAAGAGATGACGATAGCCACCGGTATCAACTTCGTGCCGGATTACGTGCCGGATTCCAAGGAAGAGCTGGACCTTCACATGCAACTGGAATACAGGCAGAAAAAAGAGATAGCCTCGGAAATCATCATTAACAGGGCGTTTGACTTGAATTATTTCAGGGAGGTTCAAAACAGGATCGCCGAGGACTTGGTAACGATAGGAGAGGCCGCCGTGCGGGTGGAGGCAGACCCGAACTACGGTGTCATCATGAGAAGGGTGGACTGCAAGAACCTTCTTCACTCGTACGACCCCCTCTACACCCGTGACAAGAAGGGATGTTACTACTTCGCCGAGATGATGGAGATGACAGCCGGCGAGATCGTGAGAAAGAGTCGTGGGGAGGTATCGTACGGTCAACTGGCTAGGGGGGTGGAAGATAGAAGGTTCAAGCCTGACGAGGTGGCTAACGAGGACGACTTGTTCACCGTGATGTACTTCACGTTCAAGACCACGATGGACGAGGTGTTCAAGCGCAAGCGCAACAACCTTATACCCAAGGACAGGGATTACGTCCTGCCGAAAGAATCATCTTCTAGGATGATAAAAGGGAAATACGACGTGTGGTTCGAGGGGTACTACGTGCTTGGCATGAACATCGTGTTCAATTACCACATGATGCGTGACATGATCCGCCCCGTGAATAACGCTAACACGGTAATGCCCCCGTACATCATGTACGAGCTAACGGTTCCCTCTATCGTGGAGAACTTGAAGTCTTACGCCGAGGATATACACCTTATAGTATTGAAACTTAGACACTTGATTTCCAAGATGAAACCTGACATGTTCGAGATCAACGTGGACGCCTTGATGAACATAGACATCGGTACCGGTGCCAAGCTCACTCCCTCCGACGTTCTTGACATGATGTACCAGACGGGAGCCTTGTTGTACAAGGGTACGGCTTACGACGATGATCAGGTATTACAGGGAAACATCTTGCGTAACATCCCCACTTCTGACGGGCAGAAGCTCATGCAGCTTATCAACGCTTATAACCAGAACATGAACATGTGTTACGAGGTTACCGGTGTTAACAGGGTACGTGACGGTTCGGCTCCACTTAACGGGGCGCTGGTTGGCACGCAGCAGATGGCGCTTAACATGAGCAATACCGCAACCAAGCATATTTTCGAGGGGTTGATGAACATGAAGAAGGGGATAGGAGAGGTCACGCTTAACAGGGCGCAACAGATGTCAATGTACAAGGAGTCGTTCTCGGATGACGTGATGTCTTACTTGATGGAGGATGATGTCATAGACGACTACAAGACGTTGTACAAGTATAACCTAGACGTGATCGTTGACGTGGCGCCTGACGCGGAGGAGAAAGCCAAGCTAGATCAAGTGATACTCGCCGCCGTTCAAGCCGGGCAGATCACCTTGTCCGACAGGATGGACATCTTGTCTATTGACAACTTGAAGATGGCGTCAAGGTACTTGAAGGTCGTCATGAAGAAACGGGAGGACGAGGCGTACAGGAAACAGAAGGAGATGGAGGCGATGAAGACCCAGATGCAAGCTCAGGCTCAAGTGGTCGTGGAACAACAGAAACAGCAGTCCCTGATGATGGAGATTCAAGCCAAGGGTCAGGAATTGCAATTCAAGACGCAATCTGAAATCCAGATAAACGAGAAGAAGGTGGAGGGAGAGATCATTCTGGAACGTGTCAAGCACCAGTTGAGGATGCAGGAACTAGGGTTGCAAGCACGGGTAACTGCCGAATCCAACCAGTACAAGGAACAGGCCAAGGACGCCCGAACCTACAAGCAAGCGCAGCAACAGAGCGCCATGATAAACCAGAGACAGAGGGGAGGGGCAACCATACCTTTCGAGAGCATGAACGCCATGCAGGACGTTCAAGCGGCCCCACCCGTCGAGATTCCACCGATGGAAGAAGTTAACCAAACTCAAAACTACACGAATGGCACCACCGAAGAAGAACAGATCGGAACTATCTAGGTCCGCCAAGTATTACCGGGATCACCCGGAAGCTAGAGAGAAAAAAAAGAAAACGGACACGGAGGTTAACCGTCGCCCGGAACAAAGGAAGAAACGGGCCGAGCTTAGCCAGCGTAACCGTGAACATGACAAGAAACACGGGAAGGCGTCTCGTGCCGGCAAGGACTACGATCACGCCACGAGAAGGTACACGTCATCTTCCGCCAATCGTGGCAGGAAGAACGGCACGGAAGGAGACAGGAGGGCGAGGGGATGAGAGGGAAGTCTAAATACGGGAACGTCAAGTCGGGTGGTCACGCCTCTAAGAAGGAAGCCGCCCGTGCCGCCACCCTCAAGCTACTGGAAAAGGCAGGCAAGATAAAGGACTTGCAAGAACAAGTAACGTACACGTTGATCCCGGCACAGTTCGAGGGGGAGGGTAAAAACAGGCGCTGCGTGGAGCTTGCTTGCAAGTACGTCGCTGATTTCGTGTACACCGACGTCGAGACGGGGGAAACCGTGGTGGAGGACACCAAGGGGTTCCGCACTGACGTTTACAAGATAAAGCGCAAGCTGATGCTTAAAGTACATGGAATCAAGATAAAAGAGACGTAGAAAATCTTTTAACGTTTTGTTATTATAGATTTTATCTATATATTTGTGTAACAATTTAAATTAAATCGAATGGCAAAATTGGATGAAATACTGAAGGACATAACTTTCAAGCCGGGAGAACAGGTCCCTGCCGTCAAGGAGGGAGAAACCGCGCCGGAACCGAAAGTTGAAGACGAGGCAGACGCCCCCACCCCCGAAAAGATGGAGGATGTCAACAAGGTCGATGATCAGGAAATAGATTTCTCGAAGATACCGGAAGACAAGATTCTGGGATACCTAGCCGGTAAGGTAGGTAAGGAAGTGAAGACGTGGGACGATCTGGTAGAGGTTCGAGAGGTGGAAAAAGAGGTTGAGAAACCCGTGGATTACGCCAGTCCTGACGTGGCTAACATCGACAAGTTCGTCCGGGAAACCGGGAGGGGAGTTGACGATTACTTCAAGGTACAGAAAGACTGGGACAACGAGCCTAACGAGAAAGTTGTCAAGGAGTACCTGAAGACTCAATACCCGTCGCTAGACAAGGAGGATATTGAAGTCATGTATGAAGACTACTTCCAGACCGAGGAGGTGACCGAGGACATGCTAGATGACGAGAGAAAGGCAATTGACCGTAGAAACAGGTCAAAGCTGGTTAGCTTGAAGACGAAGGCCGAGGAAGCCAGAAAGTATTTTAACTCCCAGAAAGAGCAATACAAGACTCCTCTGAAGCGCGTGGAGGAGGATATTGACAAGGGCAAGGAAGAATGGGTGAGGGGGGCGAAAGGAGCCTTGTCAAGTCTTGATAAGATCGAGATTGATGGTTTCAGCTACGAGATTCGTGACAAGTCAAGATACGATAAAGTGTTTGACGGGATCGACTCCCTGCTAGGGACTTTCAAGAACGAGGACGGTACCTTCAATTATGGCAACTTGGTAAGAGTTATCACCGCCGGGATGGAATTGCCGAAGATACTGGAAGAACACGCGAAGGCGGTGAAAGCGAATACTGTTGAGGAGGAAATGAAGAAGAAATCCAACGCCACCCCTGACACCCAAAAACAGGGAGATTCCAAGGGTCTGTCGGAGGACGAGTTCTTGAGATTCCTCAAAAACAAGAACTTTATAAGATAGAATATTATGCTTACAAGTGTTACATCAGATTTTTACCTTGATCCGAACATTAAAGTTCAACCGATCTCCGGTAACTACATGAGTCTATATGACTTCACGACCAAGTTTTACCCTTCATTGAAGGATAGAATCATCGACCAGTACGGGAATCAAACGATTCGTGGGTTCCTTGACAAATACGCTCAAAAGGAGATGATCTCCGCCGATACCCAGTTCTTCGGGATGACCGGGCGCAGACGTAAATTGCTGGAAGGTGTTACCCGTTCAGGAGACGTGTTCACGATCGCCGCTCACACCATCCGTCCTAACGAGAACTTCATGGTTATCGACAAGACAGGGAAGAAAGTTAATTACGGTATCTGCATGCCTGACAGTTACGATGCCGGATCGTTTACCGCTAAAACTTACGATGGTTCTGACTGGACCGTTGGGGCTAGCGGGTTGACCATCATGGCTGCCGGTTACGAGTTCCAGAAAGGAACGCCGGGTATGACCCGTGCATTGACCCGTGATGTCGAAATCGGTAAAACCTCCCTTATCATCGGTAAGGACATGTTCGAGATCAACGGTTCCGACATGTGCGACGCGACATGGTTGAAAACCCCGGATGGGAACGCGTTCTGGACTAGCGCCGAGATCGAGGAGGCTAGAGAGAGAATGCTGGATCAAATGGAGATTCAAGCGTTCATTGGCAAGAAGGTTGCCGATGATTCCCCCGCCAAAACTGCCGGGTACCGTGGTATCGAGGGAGTGTTTGACCAGATCAGAAACGGTGGTAACAGTTTCGAGGGGAATATCTCTTCAACTGCTGACATCGAATCAATCATAAAGCGTCTTGACAAGGTTAACGGTGAGACTTACAACTTGTTGTACTTGTCTACCGAGGCATCGTTGTCAATCGACAACTGGTTGGCTAAAGTTGGTGGCGCCGGCTCTGCCACTTGGGGTTACTTCGATAACAAGCAACGGATGCTTGATTTCGGTTTCGATGCCTTCAAGATGGGTGGTTACGAGTTCTACAAGACCACTTGGAAAATGTTGAAAGACCCGACCGTTTTGAACCCGGATAATTTCGCCGCCGAGAACCAGATTCACGGTATCATGGTACCGCTTGGACGTGCTTCTATCACCACCGGTTACAACGGTGACTTGAGCGGTCAAAACAGCACGATCAACGCCCCGTACTTGACCAAGTTGTACAAGGGAATGCCGGGATACAGCCGCGAGCTTGTAACCACTTTCCACGGGTCACAGAACGTGCCTGACGCTACCAATACTTGGGACGTGTTCGGTATCGACTGGTTGTCTGAATGGGGATTGCGTTGCGTTGGATTGAAGAAATGGGCAATCTTCGAGGGCGTGTCAGTCTAGGCTTAATTGACCTTAAATATTAAACCTCGGGGGAAGGGAATAATAACCCCTCCCCCTTTTTATTTGAAATCTAATTTTAATCGAATCTAATATGGCAAGTACTAAAGAAACAAAGAGAATCACGGAAGAAGAGGCTAAAGAGCAAATTATCGCCGACCTAGAGAAGAAGGGGTTGGGGAAGAAGCCTTTAACGTTCCTGCTTACAGGAGAGCGTAACAATCACTCGTTAAGACCGAAGACACGTCACGTGTACACCGGCAAGAACGGGGAGACTTACGTTTTCAACCTCCGTTACACCCCGGTATCCCCCACCGCCATCGAGAATGACCAGAACATTGATGGACCGGTAGAGCTTAGACGGGTAGATTTCCCGGGAGACCGTTGGACCGTCTACCCTGAAGACAGGGGATTACAGATGTTCCTCATGCTACACCCTTTCTACGGGAAGAACAAGGTGTTCTACGTGGAGGACTTGGAGGCTGACGCCGCCATCGAGGAGAGCATGTGGACTGACATGGGTACCGTGATCGAGCTTTGCAAGACATCAGACTTCGAGGTGTTACAGGCCGTTTACGCCACCTTGAAGGGAGTCACCACCGAGATGAATCCCACCATCCTTCGTGCCGGTATCCTTGACAAGATGAAGACCGGGACTAACCCCCGGGAGATCATCGAGATGTTCGGTGACAAGAGAAACACGATCAAGTTCAAGATTCAGTCCGGTATACGGTTGAACATCTTGAAGATGAACGCTAGAAAGACGGAATTGAGCTGGACTAGCGGTGGCGTTATCTACACTTGCGCCCCGGGTCTTAACATCATATCCGAGTTCGCCGAGTGGGCCATGACAACCGAGGAGGGAGGGGCCACTTACGACAAGATTATAACCAAGTTAAACGCTTAGAACAAATGATAGACGAGGTGTACAAGGTAGTCAACGTGCTACTCAACAAGAACGGGTACGGGGTCATAACTCCCGACGAGTTTAACTCCGTTTGCGGGCTAGCCCAGTCAAAGATATATTCAGAGATACCTAACAGGTTGAGAATGAAGTATAACAGGGACAAGCAAGGATACTCGGCAATACCGAAAGACATTCTTGAAAGCACCTTGTACAAGCTCGCCGTGGTGGAAGATTTGGAGAAGGGGGAAGATGACCCCTTCTTCCCTTTCCCCCCTACCGAGAAGTTAAACGCCGTGTACAGGGAGGGGAAAGAAGCCACCTTGATAGACGTGGCACGGCTAAGAATGATAGGTAACTCTAGGTACAACAGGCCTTCCGTCACGTACCCTAATTACTCGGTATCGGAAGACGGTATACAGGTGTTGCCGGACAGCACTTCCATAGAGGTGCATTATTACAAGATACCACCGGTGCCACGGTGGACTTACGTGGCGGTGGAGGGGAAACCGGTGTTCAACCCTTCAGACAAGAGGTATCAAGACTTCACGCTGACGAGACACTTCTTTAACGTCCTCGTGGTGGAGATAGCGTTATGCTTCGGCGTCCACTTGCGGGAGGCTGAAGTTATGCAAGTGATGGCACAGGATCAAGCTAACGAATTTCAAAAAGATAACGCCCTATGAACGTTAAACTAACAGACATTATCGACTCGGTGTTGATAGACGCCACTGACCCGGACAGTTACGTTCACGGTGTCAGCAGGGAACTGGTCATAAAACACGCCCAGAGAGCGGTCGAGGAACTGCGATACGTGGGTGACAAGCAATACAAGGAGGCAGAGGGGGAGATGAACGCGGTGGGAAAGTTCAGGATGCCCAACGACTTCATCGACTACATAGCCATCTACTTCCTGCATGACGGGTACAAGATTCCCGCCCTCTACAACGACAACATCAACACGTGGTACTCGTACATGCTCAAGAACGATGACGTGTACGCCGCCCAGAACATCCTGACGAACGATGAAGAAACGGTGATCGACAACAACGACTACGAGATCGTGAAGGGGGTAGACCTCAACGGTATGAAGTCAGCCGAGTGCATGCTGCCGTGCCGTCACAACTCTTTTCTAGTTAGCAAGAACGGTTACCAGTTCGATTACAGGGACAACACCCTCACCTTCGACGACGTGCCGGAGGGTTACGATCGTATACTTATATGCTACGTGTCTAACGTGGACCTCACGGACATCACCAAGATCAACGTTCACCCGTACTTGCAAAAATACCTAGAGGCTGACATATACTGGAGGCTCATCGAGAGAAGACGTAACGTGCCGATGAACGAGAAGATACGGGCGAAAGCCGAGAAGAACCGTCGTTACAAGGACGCCAAGTTTGAAATGAACTTCAAGAGAGAGGAAATTATTCAAGCGTTATTGAGAGCTTTATGAAAGTGATACAAGATTTCTCGGGGGGAAAGATGAACATGGACATCGACCCCCGATACATGCCGAAGGGGCAATACCGTGAGGCTCGGAACGTCCGGGTGATAGACACTGATGGGGAGAACTCGGGCGTGATAGAGAGCGTGGACGGGACGAAAGTTGTTATCGACGAGCCACTGTTCACAGCTGGATCGGTTACCGCCGGGATGTACGAGTACAATAACAAGATATACCTGTTCACCGCCCTCAAGCAAGGCGGTTTTTCTATACTGGAATACGATTCAGTCACCGGCAAGGGAAGTCACGTTCTCGTTGACCAGCTATCCACCTTGCGAGAGGAAGACGGGTTGCGCAACACGATATGTTTCCTTCACAACAAGAAGGACGAGAAATCCGTGTTCACCCAAGCGTACAATCAGGGGTTCGGGTGGTACGTGCCGTCCAAGGAGGAGATAAAGGACGTTATAGACAACATAGAGGAAACTTGGAAGTTCCTTATCTCCGAGAGGGAAGAGGACATCATCACGTTCAACAACCAGAACATCGGGGTGGGAACGGCGGTAGAGGTTCAAGGAGACACCCCCACCACCCGTTTCGCTCGTGCCTTGTCAACACCAATGCCGGTATCCGAAGAACAGGGAAGCTCGGGTAATTACTACTGGACGTCCACCGAGTACGACAAGGATCAAGCCTACGTGTACGGTTTCCTAGGATTACAGCTCGCCCCGAAAACTAGCAGGTACATGTGCGTGGTAATCAAGAGGTTCCGTTTCGATATTCCCCCCAAGAAGGGAGATTCTCATGACGGTGGAACGATTTACAAGGTGGACATGGAGAAGATGGAAGCTAGGGCCATGAAGATGCTCCCCACCACCTTCGTTTACGATTCAACACCGGAGGTACTCACGCAGGACCTTGTCACGCCGTTTAACCTTCAAACGAGGATAAGCGGGTTCGCCATGCTTAACGACATCATGGTGTTTCATGATTGGATGACCAACGAGCCGGTGGAGATAGACACATCCAAGACGAGGGGGTACTTCAAGTTCTACGACTGGACGGCGATGAAGCTGGTTAAACGTCCCCCTCTTTCCGTTGGCGTGGAGATAGCCGAGAAATCGGAACTGGGAGAGATGCGTAACATCAACCCGTTGTTCGCCGCTAGGTACGTGTACGATACACGGGAGACTTCAGCCATAAGTCCTTATTCAACGTCAACCTCCGAGCTTGATGACGAGGACTCGAAGAAGGTAGAGTATGACATGATGGTGGAATGTTACGTGTACAAGGACAAGGTAAAGTTCGTTAACTCTTACATGGACCCGGTGTCCGGGGTGAAGACGTACTGGACATCTCACGAGCTTTCCATGTCGTTATCGAACACTAGTTTCTCGAAGGCTTACTTGAAATCTTTCAAGACTAGGTCATTTGACGCTAATGACACGAGCTTTCACTCGGAGGGAGTTATAGCGTTCACCGGCACGAATGATAATTATCTCGACCCAGCGGGGAGGGGGTATTTCACTCACTTCAAGACGAACGCTGATGCTATCGACGTGGTGGGTGACATGTTCATAAACAAGAACGACGGTGGTGACATCAACAAGAACGGTGATCAAGTATACTATGCAAGGACTCACGGTGCCTCGGGAAGTAATAACGGGCAGTTGATGTTGTTCGAGTACAACAAGAACGACAACTCCATTTCAGAGATTCAAGGGTTCGTGGGGGACGGGGACCAGCTAGAGGGAGGGTTCTGCATGTCAGATTCCGGGAAACAGGTGTACGTGGTGTACAAGAGCGAGTTCGCTTACAGCTCGGAATACGGGAAAGGTGGAACGTTCACTCAAGTTAAACTGAATGACTTCATAACCATCATAAGCAAGCCAAGGGGGGTGAAGATCATATGTGACTCGGACGGTAGCGTGGTATACATATCTTGTAACCAGAACTTCGATACCGAGAACAAGTACACTCTTGTATCCGAGAATTACGGGAAGAACTTCACCACGGTATCCACCTCCCTCGTCAACGAGTTCATGTGTTGCTCTTCTAACGGGAAGTTCTTCGCCCTTGCCGGCAAGACCGTTGATACCATATACTACTCGAAAGACTCCGGTAAAACGATGTCGAAGGTCACCCCCCAGTACGTGAGTGACCCGCAGAATTATCAAGTGACCGGGATGTCAATGTCCCCTGACGGTAGGACGTTCTACGTGACGGCCATAAACGGTAACACCGCTTACCTCTTCGCCTCCCAGAATTACGGGTTGTCGATAACCAAGATAAACAACTACTCTCACGAGGGAGTGGTCGGGGCGTCAGTATCTTACGTGCGTGGATCGTACTCGAACGAGACTTTGAACGAGATCAGTAACGCCACCTCCGCCGTGAACGTGACGGTTAACACCGGTAACGAACACGTGGAGAAGATAGAGATACTCATGAAGACGGGGGCGGGGATGTACAAGGTGAAAACCATCGACAAGAAGAAGCTGGGGCTTGAAGACAACGTGGATTACACTTACAAGTTCTCTTACTCCGGCAACTACCCCCTCGTTCCCATGAAGGACGTGAACAAGCTGTTCGATAACGTCCCGATGATGGCTAGAAGCTGCATGATCATACAGAACTCCCTGTTGTTCGGGGGATACGTTGATGGTTTTGACATTGATACCGACGTGTCGCTAGAGGTGAAGGTGAACAACACCCCCACCACTTCCACCACGTACTCGCTTAAAACGGGTACCACTCAAGGGTACGGGATCATCTTCATGGATGACTTCGGTAGGTGTTCCCCGGTTCTGGCTCCCGTTGACGTTACCGTGCCTAGGATAAACGCTGACGCCGCTAATATCGGGAGGGTGGCTACCGTGACGGTGAAGGGGAAGGCCCCGTCTTGGGCGACCAAGTTCAAGTTCGCCAGACGTAACCCGAAGGTGTTATTCGACGTGATCGACGGGTTCGATAACGCTTACGTTATAAACGGGAAGTTTTACCTAGAGATAACGTCCATGCCGTGGATAGTCCCCACCCCCGGTGACAAGCTAGAACTGGTATCGGAGATGGAGACGATAGCCACCGAGGTATCCACGAAAGGGTACATATTCGAGGTGAAAGACAAGGTGATCGTGCAGGGAGAACCGGGAAAATTATCTGTAACGCTGTCAGACGGTACCAAGGTTGACATGGGAGACCCTGACAAGGTGGACGTTCCCAACGGTCGTTACTTGATTATAGAGCCATCCGCCAAGGAAGGGTACACGGAAGACGACATCCTCAAGAAGGAATCGAGATGGACCACGTCCGTGTTCTACCTTATCATGTACGAGACCAAGGACGATACCGTGGTTTATCAAGAAATACCCGGCATTCATGACGTGGCGGCGGGACTTGCCGGTTCCTACGTCCTAGACAGTGACGGGGACGTGATGATTACCACCGGTCCGGCACGAGAGATAAACAAGTTCTCTAACGGGACGTTGTTCACCACTCTGGGAAGACCGAACGCCATATCGGATAATTACAGCCGGGAGGACAGGTACGCGTCTCTTACCGTGTCAGAGCCGTACGTGGAGGACACGAAAGATAACGGTCTAGCATCGTTCAACCAGTCCCTGATCAATTACACTGATCTTTCCAAGAAATACGGCGAGATAGTGAAGATTGATGACATAGGTTCCGATATAGACGTGTACCAGAGGAACAAGTGCAGCCGGGTGATGTACAAGAAGAATATACTTAATTCCGCCACCGGTAGCCCGATCGTGGCTAAGTCGGAAGACACTTTCGGCGAGCAACAAGAGTACGCCGAGGATTACGGGATGTCTCACTACGAGACCTATTCACGTTACGGCAACTCCCGGTTCTTCGTTGACACGAACACGGGTCAGGTGATACGGAAGAGTATCAACGGGTTGTTCCCCGTCAGTTCTTACGGCATGCTTAACTATTTCCACGACAAGTTAACCACGAGCGGGGTGAAGTGTGGCGCTTACGATCCAAAGACATCCTCGTACATCGTGGGGATGAAAGATTGTTGCGTGAACTTCATGGAGCCGGTTGACGGGTGGACGTCATTCTACGACATGGCGCCTGACCTCATGGCTAGAGCCGGCGCTTACTGTTTCTCCACGAGGGATACCATCATAAGAAGGATGGGAGGGGAACCGGGATACCAGAACCTGTTACTGGGCAAGACCGTCACGAGCAAGATTCATTTAGTGAACAACGAGTACATGGATTCCAACAAGGTGTATAACAGTATCGTGATGGAATCAAACACCCCACCCTCCACCACCACGTTCAAGACGTTTGACTTGGAGAGAACGATAGATCAATCTTACTTCAAGAAGAAGGAGAACTTGCTAGAATCGTTCATCCCGAAGGCGGAAGGCACGTCTCAACCGGTATTGCTTTACGTGGCGGCTGGAGACGAGGAGTCTCTTGACACTTTCAGGACTTACACGGCGAACCTCGTGGATACCGGGCTTGACGTGTTCAAGGATGGGGAAAAAGTATCTCGCATCAAGGAAATAAACGATGACGAGATAACCCTTGAAGACCCGGTGAACATCAAGGAAGGTCAGGTGCTTTACGTCAAGGTTGATGACGGGGTTAACGGTGACGCTATCAGGGGGAAATATCTCGAAATAATTTCGTACTTTAGCGTTGACAAAGAGAAGTTACTCGTTAAATCAATACAACTAGATATAGATGAATCGAAAATTTAAAATCAGGAATTACGAACCGTCCGATCATGCCATGATAAGCGAATGGTGGGAAGAGTGGGGGTGGAAGCCAGTACCCCCGTCCTTTCTTCCCGCCGGTTGTATCGTGGAAGACGATGAAGGCCCGTTGTACGTGGCTTTCGTGTACATGACAGGAACGGGGATATGCTGGCTAGAATGGTTATTAACCAGCAAGAAAATCGACGTTTCCCGGAAGAGGGGGGCGAAAGAGTTCTTGGTTGAAGAGTTAGAATCCATGCTGCGGGCAACGGGCGTGGAAGCGATATTTACCACTTCTAACGATGCCGGTCTCGTGAACGGCCTCAAGAAATGTGGTTTCGAGATTAGTGACACGAACATGGTTCAAATGATTAAAATTTTAAAGTGATGGCAGCAGCGACATCTATCATCCTTGCCGGAACGGCGCTAGCATCAACGGGTTTAGGGGTAGCCAAGTCCGTGAAAGAGGCGAAACAGGCGAGAGAAGCGAAGAAGAACATTGACAACTACCAGCGTCAAGAGATAGATTTCAACAACTATCTCATGGCGGTAGACACTCCAACCGACCAGTACGTTCAACAATTGAAGAGGGTACAGCAAGAGTCGGCTAACTATTCTGAACAGGCATCCTCTGCCGGGGCGAGGGGATTGTCTTTATTACCCGGCATACAGGAGCAAACTTACGCTCAAGAGGAACAACTGGCGGCTAATTTCCAGAACCAGTTGTACGAGTTACAAAAACAACAAGCCATCATGGCAGCAGAGCAAGAGAGCAGGGAATTCCAAGCTAGGGAGAACCGTGAACAACGGGAGCTTGCTGGATACGGTGCCTTGTACGAGGCCGGAAGGCAGGGACAGTACTCTGGAATGACGGAGGCACTAGGTGGCTTGCAGTCAATAGGCGGGATGTTATCAGGTCTTGACTTGACCAGAAGAAAGAACGTTGACCCCATGACGTCAACCGGATCACTGGGAGTGAATGACCTTGGTAAATTCACGGGTACTGGAACCCCGGTAACATCAGTAATGCCACCTCAACCAACTTTAAAATTGAAGTAACATGGCGAATCAATATACAGGAGAGGCTTACATGGGGGTGAAACCCATAGAGGCCGACTTCGGGCAAACCGCGATGAATTCCCTTAACATTGGGATGCAACTAAAAGCTATGGAGCTTGAGCGAGAAAAGCTGTACGCCAAACAAGCGAAAGAGGCTCAAGATGAATTACAAGCTAACTTGAAAGAATTTGACAAGCTGGCCACGGAGGCTTTAAACTTGCAGCCACAGGCTTTTGACAGGGATAGTATAGGGATACTTATGGAACATACCCAGAACGAGATATACAACATGAGGAAGGAACTTGCCAATCCCCTCATATCTCCAAGTAGAAAATCTGAATTAATGGTCAAGATCGGTGACATGAAGAACAAGGCGGCTTCTTATACCGGTCAAATGAAAGACCTTCAGGGCTTTTTTGAAGACATGGGTAAAACCGGGAAAGGTGGTATAGATGAAGTGATGAACGCCGATCTGGTAAATGATATAGGATACGCTATCATGTCTGCCGGGAAAGACGGTGTCAAACAGAAGAGTACTGGCGTTTACAGTGTTGGAGAAAGGATTGACATGTGGTACCAAAACGGGATGTTAAACTACACCATATATGACAGGAAAGGTAGGCCGATAGCGTCTGGTTCTCCATCGGAGCTGAAAGCGAAATTATCCAGTAAATTAAAACCTTACGTTGACTTGCAAGGTATGTTGGATGATGGAGCAAAGGCGGTGGGGGATTCAGTGGTAAGAAATTTCGTGAGAAATCCTGATGGAACGATAACAAATATAGAGACCAGTAATATAGAGGACATAAGAACACGTGCCGGAGAGGCTTGGGACATGAGGTTCGGTAATAACTACGACAACGACCCGTTCATGCGCAAGGGGGAGAAAGAAGGAAGGTGGAATACACCGGGAGAGGCGAGGGCGTATTACGTTAACGCCGTGGCTATGGCGGCTGACAAGAATGTCAAGAGATCGTTACAGAAAGACCCGAGCTATCAGGCTTACGGGGGTGGTTCTCGTGATAACCGTTTCATTGAACCGGTCATGGAAGCCATCCCCAACGCCTTTAACGGGCATAAGGAGGCTATACAGATGTTCGTTGGTAATAAATCATCAGCTTACATTGATGATGGCGGCGTGAATAGGAAAGCTCAACTGAACGACATTACGGCGAAGGGAGACATTACCACGTTCCATTTTCTTGGAGAGGGTAAGAAGAAACAGGGTCGTCCGGTTAATTTCGATCAACCGTTCAAGATTAATTTTGATGCTAATGACCCGTCTAGCGTGAAGAGAGCTTACGATATACTGGCTAATTACTACAATTCAGGCGCTCAAACCAAGGAAAAAATACTTGACATTGACTTGAGAGACTGGTATAATTATAACGTATCTCCCCGTGTCGAACCGGTAGCGGGGAGGGATGAAAACAAGAACCCTGTTTATAACAGGATGCGCCCGGTTGTTTCTAGGTTGCAAGAATTAGCGTCCTCCACGTTATTATCTCCTGAAAACTATAAATCAGAGGATTTCGTCAAAAACGTGGAAGATATTATAGCTGGAGCTAATAGTTCAGGAATAATATCTATTGAATCAAAAAGGAGTAATGGTGGTTTGTGGTCCGGCTACATGGGTGATTATCTAGTGATAAAAGACCCCGCCACTGGAAACGAGATAGCGAAGATCAACCTTAGTTCCGCTAAATCTGCCGCAGAGCAATTGAATTCGGCGTTAAACCAGTTAACAAGTATATACACGAGAGGTAGTTACGGCATGAAAACGAATCCTAATTTTTACAGGTACAGGAATAACACGGGAAGAATGGCTAGTCCTAGTAATACTGGCAATAGGGGGAATGTTAACGATTTCGTGAATGGATTAAAATAGATAACCATGAATGACGGAAGAAAAGTTGATAAGTCACTGTACAAGGATATACTCGTGGATATAGCCACGTATCAAGGTATGGATGCTTCTGGGATAACAGATTCGGATATTGATGATATATGGGAGTCTACTGGTGGTAACCCAACAAGATTGATGGAGAAAATATCAATCAGTCTCGGTGGCACGGAAGGAGATGTTACCGAGGACACCATGAATAATTTGTTTGACAAGTATAATGTCGTGGACCCGAATTACGCCAAGTCGATGATGGATTACATGACAGACGATGTAAAGAAAAGTTTACTACCAGAGGGGTATGACGAGAGGCAAGAATTTCTTCTTGACACTTCCATACGATCCGTGGAAGACTGGTACAAGTCTAAGGGAGAGCTTACCCCCTTCCAAAAGAACGAGTTGTTCACCGAGAGGATGACTAGAAAATCGATACAACTGGGAGAGGGGGGAGAGAACGAGTTAAACGAGTATGCCAAAAGGGTTGCTGATAGCGTGGGAATGGTTTATAACCCGGACTCGAAGACGTACGTCGTGCCTAGAGAAGAACTTGAAAGGTACGGCGTGATGCTAGAGGGGACTTACATGGACCCGAGGGATGCCGATTATCTCGCTCCCGACATAGACCAGATGTACAAGAAATTAAACAAGGTGTCGGCGGAGACGAGTGCCGTGTACGAGGAAACTACCGGTGAACGTGCCAAGAAGAGAGCCGAGACCGCTAACAAGGCGGTGGCGATAGGCGCCGGACTTCCGGGGGCGGGAGGGATAGCCGCACTGGCCATGTTACAGAAAGAGGGTGCGTCCATGAACGCCGCCCAGTTATTCAACGACATGACGAGAGAGAATCTTGACCTAGCCAAGAAGTTAAAAGAGGGAGGTAACCAGTTTTTAAGTGGAGCAAAAGAAGGAATCGTGGATCATTTCTCTGCCATAGCCATGACCATGAGTAACGTGGGAAGGGATAGCAAGATGAAAGAGGTCAACGATAAACTCGGTGACATATACAACAGGGTGTTGCAGGATCATCCAGAGTTGAGGCCGAACACCTCTTACCTGTCCTCTGATGGAGAGGTCATTCCCCCCGACACGATGATGGAATCTTCTGTCAAGGAAGCGAAAATTAATGACATCGTGTCTATTATAGCTAGACAAGAGATGACCCCGGAAGAGTTAAACTTGTTAGAGTCTTTCTCGGTGAACGCAAGGTCGCTAGAAGTACTTGGGGAACAAACTGGACAATGGTTTGACATCGGGAAAATGACCGGGGAGTCTGTTGGTTTCATGGTCGAGTTTGCCATGTCAGGTGCCGTGACGGGTGGGATAAGAACGGCTTTAACATCGGGAGCTAGCAAGTTGTTATCGAAAGCCACGGCTACCAATCTTGTTAAAACCATATCTTCTAGTTCTCTAGCCAAGGCCGTTTCCGGTGCCGCGTCAAAAGTGGCGAGTACCAAGATAGCGTCAGGTGCCGGGAAGTTATCGTCAAGAATTGCCAAAAGTGCTTTCGACTCGTCCGTTCAGGTTCTCGCTCAACCCACGTTTTATTCTCGTGTTAGTAATGACGTGGCGAATGGTATGCCTGTAAACGAGGCACTATTTAATAATTACTACGACCTAGTTATCGAGAATTTCACGGAAAGAATTTTCGTGGGGAAAGCTCCAAAAGTTACTGGAATGAGGGGTGGGGGAAACTTGTTAAAAAGAGGGTTTGATCAGTTCATGTATCGTGGTGGTTACGCCGGTTACGGTCAAAGAGGATTCTCTGGATGGGTTGCCGGGACGATAGGGGAGATGGGAGAGGAAAAGGTTGGAGACTTGATAAGGGGAGGTTTCACGGCGATAGACAGGGGAGAATCAGGATACCTTACTAGAGAGATATACAAGCCAGAAGATTTAAACATGGTGTACTCGATAGGATTAATGTCGCTTGGATTCGGCGCTGTCGGACTAGGTGTTAACGCCATAAGTAAACAACCTAGCATGGGCAAGACTCTTTACAAGTCTGATTCTTACGGGAAGAAGTTACCTTCCGCCTTGAAAGAGAAGATAGATAACCTCATGAATGACGGTACTTTAACGCTAGAAAGACGTCACGAGGCGATAGTCAACGAGATAAATTCAGCGATAGACGGGTATTATGACGAGGCCACGAAGGGTGGGGAGGTGGTAAAAAAGAGAAAAGACCTTGCCCATGATGCCATAAAATACTTCCAGTACACTTCCATGTACAAGAACATGGAACTGGTTGAAAATTACAACGAGATCATGGATGATAAGAATTTCCAAGCGGGAGGAGACAAGTTCATCCTTGATGGTAAAGAAGTTACCGCCACTGAAAACGTGGTGGAAGAAGGTAAAATAGAAGTAGAGGACGCTGAAGGGAACGTGTCAGTAGTCGATTACGATGCCCTCACCCCCCTCCAAGAAAATAATGTTGAACAATCTAAAACAGGACCAAATGCCAGCGAAACTAGAGAGGTGCGTTCGGAAAGTGAAGGCACAGAACAGCAAGTCGGGGAAGAAAGTGAACCCGTGGGCGGTGTGTCAGAAGTCAACGGGACTGAAAGTACACTCCAACAACAAGAAGAGGAAGTAAGTAAGACTCCCACCCTCGACAAGCTACCGATGAACGAGGCGGTTGATTGGTACTCGAAGAACAAGAATTCCAGTGGCGTTTTCGCTAAAGACATGGCTTGGGCGAGGGTTAAAACAAGTGACGCTTACAAGGCGTTATCTAAAGAAGAGAAGAGACAAGCTAACAAGGAATTTAACGATAATCATGATCTCGTTTTGGGAGATAATTCTCCTTATATAAAGAGACCTTCTGGCGTTAGTAATATCACGCCAAAAGATGACCTTGGCAGGATCAAGACAAAGGTTAACAGGATAGCCTCTAGTGCTTACATCAAGGGAGCTTCTGATTTGAAGGGGAAAATTCGTCAGGTGCGGGAAGCGATAAAGGGTAGTGAGAAGTTATTGTCTCAATCCCAGTACAAGTCTATAATGTCAAGTTTGTCAAGAGGGATAAGTAGCAGGGCGCAATTTGAATCATTGATCAACAAGATTAACAAGTACGTGACCGATCAACAATCCAAGTTCGCTATCGAGGAAAGAGAATCTAACGTCAATAAAGCTAGATCAAAAGTTAACAAGTCTTCTTTAAGTCAAGAAAGAAAAGAAAAAGTCAACCGGCTTCTTGACATGAACCCGAGTAACATGTCACAAGAAGACTTGGCCCTTCGTGATGATATAATATTAGACATAATAGATGGCAGATTTTCAGAGATAACTGATTATCTCATAGACAGGTACCCGGATGAAGTTTCTAATGAAACGGTCAAGGGATGGAACTTGAATTCCGTGAGAAAATACATATCAAATATAGGTAATCGACTTGACGTGATAAGAGAGAACCTCGTGGACATGCCAACGTTCAACGAGGTTAACAAGTACATGAGGTCGTTAACCAACATACGCAACAAGGTATCAAGGATGGCATCGGAAGGGGTTATCACGCCGGAAGAAGTTACCATGATTGGGGACATGATTGACGAGTTCATGAATGGTGACATGGGACTGAATAACGTGTCCAAGAAGGTGAGGGAAGGCATAGAGCAACAAGTGAACATTGAGCTTGATGATGCCACGTTGCTACACCCAACCGGGGAAAGTCCCCTCTCCTACATGGTTGACATCATGGACCAGAATCGTTCCAATATCCCTACCCTAACCAACGCTCAATTATCAAGGATGTACAACTCCTTGTATAACTTGAACAACGGATACACTACTAGAGAACTTGCCAAGGCGATGGAAGACTTGATCCGTCATGATGTCAAGGGCAGCATGGAGGGTGAGAATGGTATCGTGGCAAAAGTGAAAAGAGCGGCTGATTCTAGGAAGTTCAAGAAGTTTAGGCAAGATACCGAGAGGCTTAGATCAGCGCTCGGGATTCGTGACTTGAACACGGCAGAATATTTATTGTGGACAAGGGATGGTACGCCAATATACGATAATATAATTGCAAAGTACATGGAGCCTGCCACTGTTAGGGCGCACGTTGAACAGGCTAAATTACTTGAGCCTTGGAATGATGCCCTTAACAAGTTCATGAACAAGTACACTATTAATACACGCGGTAGGCTTCACAAGTACAATATATTCACGTCAAGGAAAGGTATAAACCTTAGAAACCTAGCTGCCATGTTGATGAAGGAACTTGATTACCAGACCAACACGATAGGAGACACGATCGAAACGGTAGACGTGGGGGAACGGTCGTATTTCAAGTACCTGTACGATAAGGCAGTAAAGGAAACGCCAATGGAAGCTGCCGACATGAAAGGCGCGCTCCAATACTACGTTTATCACGAGAGCGGACCCATGCAAGGGGCGGTTGACGTGGAGGCCACGTTGAAGAATCTCGGGAAAGACGAGGTATCCGTTCGTCGTTTGATGGGAGCCGCGCGTCAAGTTCTTGATAACTTGAAAGAGATCAATATGGCTAACGCATCGTTCCGTGGGACTAATCCTAAATTCTACGAGTCAAATTATTTCCCGTCAAGAGTCAGGGGTGGGAGAATGGATTTAAGCTCGATAGATGCCCTAGAACAGATGACGAAGGATAATTACAACGGTAACATCCCCTCCCCCACGGCAGTACACGCTCGTAGGGGTGGTATTCATTCTATTGATTATAACCTCGCTAGTGTCATCACCAAAACCGTGGAAGAGGCAACACTAGATTTTTACGTCGTACATCCTTACAACGGTGTCGTGAACGCTTTCAATGACGAGATAAGAGGGAATGAATTAAGAAGTAATCCTGACGCTAGGATGATCCTTCAAGAATGGCTTAGGACTATAAAAAACAGGGTGGTGAGTGCTTATCATCTTGATAACCTAAACAACGGGATGGGTAACATGTGGAACAAGTTGAATCAAGAGATAACTAGTGCCGCGCGTGTTACCTTGCTTGTTAACGTTCCAAAGATGGCTACCGAGATGGTAACCAACATCGGCGGGGCTATCATAAGTGATGGCATTAGCGTCAACCCTGTAACCATGATAAAGAACGTGTTCCAGTTAAGAAACATGAGGGACGCTTTCGAGTATTACGGTTTGCCGGAAACTTCTACCGTTTCCAAGTTGAGCGAGTTGACACGAGAGTCTTACGGTAAGAAGAAGAGCCTAAACGAGAAAGCTATTGACTACTGGATCAGGACCCCGGATATAATAACTTCGTCCAACATGTACATGAGGATATTTAACAAGAGGTTCAAGGAGCTGAACGGCGAGGACTGGGACGGTGACAAGTGGCAAGCTGATGTTAAATACAGGAAGGCAACGAGAGAGGCGTTTAGAGTTGCACATCTTGATGCCGTGAAGAGAACTCAGGAATCTTTCTCCACGATATTACCTGTGTCGCAGGCTCACGAGACGAGGGCGCTACCATTCTGGGTGTCTAATATCATAGGGATCGGTAAGAACAACATATCAAGGGAAAGTATTAACGGTAGATGGATAGGATTCATGTTATCATTCGCCATAAAAGAGGTAGAGATGATGGGGATAGGTTGGAGGAAAATGATAACTGGGGTCAAGGACGGAAACGCCAAGTTATTTAATGACGGGTTCACCATGCTAACTAGCCGGCTAGTACGAAGCCAAGGGTACAATATCACCAAGCCAGCGATCTCGACGTACATGGGATACTTGCTAGCAACGGGTGGGGATGGAGACGAGGAGGAAGTTGCAAACCAGATAGTGGACAAGATGTTGAAAAACGGTAGCACGGGTTTGGCTGGGATGTTCTTCGGTAGATATTCTATGGCAGCTAATTTAGCGCATTCATTCTTCTTGGGGGCAGCGAAATACGCCATGAATGATGGATATATAGATTCTGAAACTTATGACTTGATCGAGAGTAGATCGGGATACATCAGTTATGCAAGAGGACAAACTCCATTAAGCATGAACGGGTTCCAGTTGATACAAGAGATTCTTCCGGCTATTGGTATATTCGTGAATACTATTGGTAATAATCTAGGTAACATGTTAGACATATACCAGAGGGCGCAAGATAACGAACCGTTATCCGAGAGTCAACAAGACACTGTTCGGATGGCTGCGGACTTTTTCGAGCTAATGACTTTCATCATACCCAACGTGTTAACAGCTAACGTTAGGACAGCTCTAAGAGACGAGGCGGCTTTCCTTAGAAGGCAGGATGCTGATGACAAGAGATGGAATGACACGGGCAATGTCTTTAAGTCCAACGGTCTTGCATGGTAGCTATTTATTACGTACATTTATAACTAAAATAAAAGCGTATGGCTAGAAAAGCAACATCAGTTCGCAGACCTATAATGAGACCGGCAACTGCGATGAGAAAAGTAACATGGGATGATAAACCTAGAAGAAGTAGTAAAAAGAAATGAAAGCTACCATTAGATTAATAAAACTAGCTCCGATACTATTGAATATCTATATAGTTCTGGTGTTATTTCTATCAGCTCTAAATATAGAAGTAGTTTCTTTTGATTACGTGTTAGGACATTCCATGTATGTTGACATGATGCTATGGCATTTGTCGAAACGATTTAAATTTTGTTCATGGCACAGGGTATTAATAATCAACTTGTTAATACAATGTACCCTACAATTAATTGACGTGCTTACAAACTGCACGATTGAGTTCTGGACAATATTGACTATCGCCTCGGTATCAGCCGTAACATCTGCCATAGTTTCAACCATTTTATATTTCAAACATGGCTGTTGTAAAATTGACTAATCTAAGTAGATTGTTCAGGCACTTCGCCGACATGATTGATAATGGTTATTGTGACAACATCACGGAGGATGATATAGATGCAATGACCGAGGTACTTAAACCATACCTCAACGTTAAAGTAAATTATGAGCAAGCGAAGAAGATCACTGGTAAGACTGACAGACAGTGCGTTTAACAGTAAAATATCAAGATGTGGACTCAAGCCAACGAAAGAAAGGCTTTATCGCTACATTGACATGCTTAAAATCAAACACAAGAAAGTTTGAATGGTTAGTTAGTTTCATATTGGTAATTATCAAGTATGCCCACCCCCTCCAAGGGTGGGTATCTTTTTTATTCCCCGATATGTGAATTCCCATATCGGCTGATTATCAGGCGAGGTCGGGATTCCGACCACGGGCGTAGTGAAACACGACGTATCGTGATTATCAATTAGTTGCCATAACTTCTCGTTAACATGGTTTTATAATCTATTGTTACAAAGTTATTTACCAATCATGAAAATGTATGTACATAAAAACTTATGGAAAAATAATTTTAAAAACAATAGTATCTATATTTGAATGTCTATCCATGTTATTTTAACTAATTTTAGCTTTTACTGATTATCAACAAGTTACGATAAAAACGGGAATTCCTGTTTTTATAAAACGCTATGATTCAAATAGTAACATCATGGTTATTTTTTTGATATAAAATTTTACTAAATAAAAATTCATGGAATACATTTTTATCAACAATAAAATATATACAGATATATTGTTTTTATAAATATTATTTGTATATTTGCAAAGTCAAATTTAATTTTAATATCATGGAAATAAATGAAATTATTACTGAAATGTGGCATAGAGTCCGCATAAGTGAAGACAAAAATTACGTGCGAAGTTCTGATATTTGCAATATAATAAACAGGATTCGTATAGAAGAGAACAAATCAGTATTTAACGCCACTCAATGGTTGAATTCTAATCCCGTGAAAGAATTAATATCTACTCTTAAAGAAGAGAGAGTGATAAAGAAAGGCAAGGGAAGAGGAGCCGCCACGTGGTTACATCCTGTACTTGCGATCGAGATGCTTATGATGGGTGGGGGTCCAAAAGCTAAATTGTGGGTGTTTGAAAATTCTAATATATTATCAAAATTAAAATAGTATGAACGAGATTATTAAAATTACAGAAGTGGATGGAGAACAATCTGTATTACTTGCAGAATTATTAAATGAACTTATACATGATTTACGTCCATCTTTATTAGGAGATATTGAAATTGAAGATGATGTAATATCTTGTGGAGGCGCATCTTTCAATGATGTTGATATTTTGAATATGATTATTGAATACTCATCAAAATATCATACAAAAAAAATGCTCCCATTATTAGATATTATATATCATTTAGTTCCTTATTTATGTGAAGCAATTAGGGCAGACATTTACTATTGGTCTAGGGTTTATACGGAAACTAAAGATATTACGAGAACTTATCTTGTATATGATGAATTGAGTAAATTCACAAAAATAGGTAGATCGAATGACCCATATCAAAGATTTAATATCTTAAAATGCTCTAATCCTAGGATAAAACTACTAGCCATTGCGGATACAGATATTGAACTAAATCTTCATACTATGTTTAAAGACAAATTGGTAAAAGGAGAGTGGTATAACTTATCTAATGAAGATATAAATAAAATCATAGAAGATTTTAAATTTAAAAAGGTAAAATAGTAGCTCATTCAATAGGAAAGAAAGATGAAAGCGCTAACGATTAAACAGCCGTGGGCATCGTTGATAGTCCACGGGATTAAAGACATCGAGAACCGGACGTGGAGAACGGATTATCGTGGCCCGTTATTGATTCATGCCTCCAAGACGATATACGGTGGCAACCTGAAAGGGTTTCTCAATAAAGAACAGTTGGAAGCGGTAGGAGAAGGGTACGATGAAGTGGTGAGAGAGCAATTGACTCACGTGGGAGCTATCATCGGGAGGGTTGATATTGTTGATTGCGTGGTAGACCACGAGTCGGTGTGGGCAGAACATGATGAAGACTTCTTGAACGAGGTCGCCCCCCTCTACCCGTGTAGACCAAAGCGTACCGTGTACAACTGGGTACTTGCTAACCCGGTACAATTTGTGAAACCAATACCATGTTCCGGCAAGTTATCATTGTGGGATTTCCCAATAGAGAGATATGAAAAAATTTGAATACAAGAGGATATATCATGAGGTTGGTTACAGAGAGCTAGATATGATAGGAGAAGCGGGGTCGGAACTAGTGGCTGTCGAGCCATCCAAGACTGACACCCCTCCCACCCTGTGGTTCAAGAGAGAGAAACAAGAAGTTAGATATGAAAACGTGGTAAGTTATGGTGGATTTCAGAAATGAGATAGTAAGGAACATGAAACAAAGGGTAAGGACACCGGAGTTTCTTAACAGGGTGATCAAGGTGTACGACTTCACCACCCTGTTCTCAAGGTTAATGATGTACCGAAGGGCCAAGAGTTCACTGGTACAACCGAAAAAGGAGGGGGAGGAAGAGACGCAAGCGCAAGAGAATGATGGAGGATGAAGATGACTTCACCCGCCCCGAGAACCGTTATGACAGGTACGATCGTTACGATGACGAGCCTGAAATGCGTCGTGGTAGAAGAAGACGGAGAATGTGATGGGAAGGGATCGTTATTATTTCAGTAGCAAGACGTTCGAGGATTACCTTGACGAGCATGGTCCTCACTTCTCCAAGAAGTTATGCGAGCTAGCTGTTAGCTGCATGGAGAACGCTGACGGTTCAAAGCACAGGTATTCCAAGGAGGAAGTCAAGGAACTTCTGAAAAGGAACGGGGTGACGGTAAAGAAGGCGAGCGAGTACGATTGTTGCTTCGTGGCCAACATGGCTTACGCCGATTTCTTTCCCGAGCCGTTGCGTAACGAGTTCGATATAGCGATGTACGTGAAAAAGTACATTGACGACCCGGACGGTTACGATGGGATAGCTTTTTCACGGTATCTTGCCGACTTGAAAAGAACGGGCAAGTATATTGACTGGGAAGAGATGATTTAAAAAAACAAGACCTATGGACAAGATCATGTATTTAATAGAACTACTCGATGACGAATGCAATTTTTACACCTGTCAGGCGGTAGTGGTAAGACTTAGAGATATGGTTTGTGAATGGGTCAGTTAAGCGAGAAAAGGAGTGGTTAATTCCACTCCTTCTTTTTTCTTGCCAGTTCCTCCCCCGCTTTTTTCGCCTTTTCTACCAGCGTTTCTTGAGAGAACCCGCTTGCCAGTATTCGAACGATAACCGGGAGGATGTTAGGATTCTCCGAGAAATAAGATGCTATGGCGGGGGCCATGTCTCCCAGCTTGAAATCCGAGAACACGGACGATCTTAATTCTTGGAATCCCTCGTCATCAACACTCTTCTCGAAAGACGTCACGAGTAAATACCCCACCCCCATCTCTTTCAGTTCACCTACCAGTTCCTGTAACTCTTTTAATTTTTTATCAATTTTCTTTTCGTTTTCCATTTTATTGCTGTTTAGTGATTAACAGGACCATGAGGTCCCCTATAATGTTGTTTATTATCTCCTTGGCGTCCATCCTCCCCCTCTTGTTGGAGACGGATTCTTGTATGGATGCAAGCCTGCTGTTGAATTCTGTCATCAGGCTGTTGTTCAGGTCTATTGATTCCTGCAACCTGTCCATTTTACTTGCAAGTTCCTCGCTCGTCATTGCCTGAAAGATTGACCCGTGAACATTACCCTCTTGCAGCACGACTTGATCCTCTCTAGCGTCCTTTCCCCGTACCTGTCGATTATCCCCCTCGCGTTAAGGTTGGTGGACACGAGAACTAGGTTCCCGTTCTGTTCCGCCCTGTCCATGAGTTCGGGAAAAGCGTGCCTCTCGTTGCCGTAAGTCATGATCTTGGATTCCATCCCCACGTCATCTAGGCACACGATCTTCTTCTTCAACACGTCATCAAGGTTGTCTCCTATCGAGGTCATCGTGTAGTAAGATGCCACCTTACCGTGTCTCTCGGCGAGGAGGGGGAATATATCACGAATGAACACCGTTTTTCCCCTCCCGTAAGTCCCGTACAGGAATAATCCCCTCCCCTCGTTGTCAGACAACCATCCGGCAATCTCGTCATACTCGGGTATCCACTTGAAAGAATCTCCTATAAAGTGCGAGTAAGCGTTTTTAAGCCACTTTTCGCTCTCGGGTATAGAAATGTATATCCTCTTCTTGAAAATGGCTCCATGATTGTAAGAATAGCCTCTAGCGATCAATTCCCTGTCCATGATTAAAACCTCTCGTAAATGTTGTTCAATGACGGGTAGTATGGAATCCACACCTTGTCGAGCTTACCCTTCCAGTTCTTCACTTCCTTACCGTTAGAATCTATCCACTTTCCATCCACCTTGCCCTCGTACGTGGTCCTTATTTTCTTCACGGTCTGTGACGTGCATACCTTTCCCTTGTCGTTGAAATACTGGATTATTTCCTCGTCAGTCGGGATAATGAACGCTGTCATTCTCTTCTTGCACCCGGCGATCCACCTCCTGAGGTTCTTTTCCACCAGTTCCTCGTTTTCCTCAATCAGTTTCCTCGTCTCTTCCGAAATCATGGCTCAACTTGTTATAGGTTTCACGAAAAGTCTTGTCGGTTAACATGAGCGATTCGAACTTGGCAATCGAGTGGTAGTAGTATTGTCTAGTCCTGCCCAGAATCTTGCAGGTCATGTGCCTGTTATCGTACGAGTCATCGGCTAGCTTTATGAACGCTGTCACGGCACGCAGGACGGGCAACTCGGCCCTTCCCCCCGCCATCGCTTCCATAGTTGTAGTCCCGAAGGCCCGGCAGCAAGCGTTGAGCAAGTCCATCATCTTGTCGTACATGGATGGTTGTTTCTCGTTCTCGCCGTACATTATGTCTCCCACGTCTTGCTTGAAGTCATCGAACAACATCTTGAAGTTCCCCTTCGGGTGCTTCATCACGTCCTTGTACAGTAATTCTATCCTGTCATCCAGTTCCTTTATCATTTCAATCCACTTAGCTCGTTCAACAAGTTTGAAAACTCTCTAGCGTACATCATGACGATCCTTTCCGGTTGATCTTTCGCCGCTTTTAACCATTCCTGTCCAAGCGTGTCACACAGCTTGCAGAATAACAGGGTGGCGTTGTTCAAGGCAACGTTGGCGTTGATACCAGCCTCGTTGACCTTCCCTTTGCCGCCCCCACCCCCACCACCGAAGGATGAAGGTGCCGCCGGGACGATTTTCACCTTGAAGCTGTCCGGCCTGTTTCCCGGCTCTATCGTGTAGTCAACCGTCTCGCCCACCTTGAAGGCGCAGTTGTTACCTTGTTTCGTCATGTTGCCCCCCACGTCACCGTTCTCGAAACGGACGGTCCACGTGTGGAAAATACCTTGTTTCCCTACCCAGTCTTGTCCTTGAACGACACTGGTCACTTTTGATTTCTTCTGTTCCATGTTAATACCCGAATGTTAGTTTATCAATTAACTCCCATAAATCTTCCGTCATGACTTCTCTTTTAAAAGTTCGACGTATTTCTTGTAGAAGATACAGTCCTCGCATTCTTGCTCTTCTGAACCGCACCCGCTTATTTCCTTGCTACAAAACGCCTTGAACACTCTCTTGACGTCTTCAACGCTAACGAACTCTTCCATTAGCTTATCTCCCCGTGCGATATGCAATATCCTTGTTCCATGAGGAATACAAGATACTCGTGTTCTTTCGGGGATGGAGAACCTTCTTTTAGCAACACGTCCCTACCCTTGGCAGCGTACCCGTGTCTTCTGAGGTACGCCATTGCCGTGTACCTCTTGTTGCGTGTTTTCTTGTCTACCCTTAATTTTAAACCTCTTTTACCCATTTGCTTAATCTTTAAAACGTTCAACGTGCCTTCCAGATTTCCCGACGAACTTCAATATAACCTCGGCGTGCAAGTCTTCTTTCGCCTTGAACTTCATCTCTTCCCACGATGACAGGGTGACGGGTATCCTTCGTTCCTTCTTCCCGTTAATCTCGATGTACCAGATGTTGTCGTTATCTATCTCCCGGTCTATCGTGTGATGATACTTGCTGTAAGTTGACACCGATCGTGGCGATTCGGGCTTCCTCACCCCCGGTCTCTTATATTCTTTTTGTTTCATTGGCTATCTTGCACTTGAAAGGACAGTTCTCGCAAGACGTCTCGTTGGGAGAAATCTGGTCCCACCCCTGCAAGACCAGCGTGTTGTAAACTATGGCCGCTTCTCTCGCCATGTCTTGACACAATCCCAGTCTCTCCGCCGTGCAATCGAACCTGTAATCCCTAGTGTTAACTATGCCTTCCTTGTCAGGTCTAAGATCGGCCACGATGTAGAACACTTGCGGGTCCTTCATTGCGGCGTTCCAACCGTTGTAGAATAACTCCGGGTGTCTCCACTCGTTATACTTCCTTGTCTGGTGGTTTAACTTGAACGATCGGATGATATGATGGTGCATCAATCCCCTCACCTTGTTCACGAACCTTGGGTCACCCCAGCAAGATTCCGAACACTTGTCCGGGAAGGAGGGGGAGAAGTAAGTGCTATCAACGTTACTTGTCAGGTACAGGATCAGGGAGGATAGCACCCCCTTGTAGTTACACGGGAAAACGTCAAGAGTGTCCTCGAACCATACCTTTATCCCGTTGAAATCGTTCACGTAAGATATTAAGGGCATGTTGGAGTTCACGTCGTTAACTATCGTCCCTCCCCTGAATAACACGGATTTCCAGAACCTTCCCCTCTCCAGTATTCGTATCTCGTTCGTTGACTTGTCCCCGTTAGATAATCGTTTCATCCTGCACTGGCTGCCATCACCTGTTATGATGGACTTGAAATAATCCTTCATGGCCATCACCTCCCCGTTATCGTGCAGGACTATGGTCTTGTCAAGCAATCCCCTTATCTTCTTGGGACAGGCACGATGCGTGCTTATGATCTGGTCATCGCAAACGTGTATACCGAACTCCTTGAAGAGCCTAGGCGTCATTATCAACTGCTCCATGTCACTCTTCCTCCTTGTTAAAGAAACCACAGTTCTTGCCCACTAGCTCGTAATACACGTCAGTTTTGTCACGTCTCTCGCTAGCGTTACAGAACGGGACCTTGACGCAGCAATGATCGTTATAACCGGAGATGGAGGGGAAGAACCTCATGTCACATCTCAAGCACTTGTCGATATGATCCGACTTGTTGTACCTCTTCACCTTGAAGAGTATGCCCTTGCGTTTAATCACGCTCCCCACCGGGACGTGAGAGTTCCTGTAAGCGCTCCTTAACACGAAGAACAGGAATACCAGCAAGGCAATGGCTATTACAATGAATATAGTTATCATGTTTTCCATTTAGTTTAATTATAATACAAATATACGTACTTTATTTGACACGTGTAATGATATAGATAAATACTATAAACTACTTGATATCATCTACTAGATTTATCTTTACATGAGACAACTTGTAGTCAAGAATGTCCCATGCTGCCTGAATATCAGGCTCTTTCTCGAACACTAGTTCCACGTTATCGTGCTTGAAAGAATTAAGGAACATGGTGGCGTGTCGAGCTATATTGGATATATAGTTACTTTTCATTACGTAGTGGCACTTGAATTGCTCGCTGACGTAATTGCTGAAATCCTCCTCCTTGATCTGGAAGTACGTCGCCATGCTAATGATCAACACGAGGAGGGCGAGGGTGGTTGTCTCGTTAGAGTCTTCTATCCTCTTGTCGAAGAATCTCTTGATAGAGTAGAAGAACACCGTGTAATCGTGTTTCATGTCATCGTACAGGTCATCTAGCTGGGTAGTCAGGAAATCCCTGTACTCCCTCCCCACCTCCATGTACCTGTGATTTATCCACATCCTGATGTTTCTTTTCAACTCGTTACAATGGAACTTGTTTTTCTTCACGTGAAGGCCGCTTTTCTTGACGTGATCTTCCAGTTCCACGATGTAGTTTTCCATGATCTCGGCTAGAAAAGAAGTGAGGGTTAGATTGTAAACCCTCACGTTAATGTCTAGTTTCTCCTCGATCAGAGGGACTTTAATGAATGCCATACCATGACAGTTGATCCCAGAACATCTCCTTGTACGTGTCGGAGTAAGCGGCGAATCCCTCCCCGGAGAAGTTGTAATGATGGTGTAACTCGGTAACGTGTATCTTCTCTCCCTCCACCGTCACGAACCCGTCAAGGTCACACAGCACGGTTTGGATCGGGGCGTTACTCTCTTTCGCCTCCTTGATGGAGATGTAATCCTTTGGCCATACAAGAACCACGTCAAGGCCGTAGATGTCCGTGTTGCCGTTTCTAAGGCACAGCACGGTAACGAGGTATCTCTGGTCCATCAAGAAGTTGGTCACCCCGAATTTCTTGTTGCTGACGTTCCAGAACATTATCCCGTCGGAGGTGGGTAGGAGGGTACTCGTTGACAAGTCCCATACCCGGAACATTAATTTTCTCATGATCACTATTTTATAAGTTTAAACTTGATGTAAATGTACAAATTTTTCACTTCCCGTCCATGAGGTCATGGAGGAACTTGCGACCTTTCTCCGTCCACCGGGTCTGTATTTGTGTCCCCTGTTCCCCGTTAGCCATCATGTACGGGACGGACACGGTGTGAGTGTACCCGTTTCCTTGGTACTTGGCGTACAGTATCCACGCCCCTCCCTGCCTGTATTGAACGCCCATCTTCGCCAGTCTAGCGTTTAGGGTCTTGGCGGATAGACCGAACTCCTGCGCCATCTGGGTGGTGGTGTACGAGCTTTTGGATGACATCGCCTTGTCGAAATACTCTACCTTGGGGGCGGCCTCTTTTATCTCCTTCTCTTGCAGTTCAGCTATAACACGCAACCTTTCAGCCTTGGCTCTCTCGTCCTTGAGTTGAGTAGCAAGTTTTATCAACAGGTCCGGGTTATCTATCATAGCGTCTATGGTGGGTTGGGTGGCCGTCATCCCGTATCTCATCAACTCGTCTATCCTTTCCGTACACCACAATTTCAAATCTACACTTAACCATTGAGCGAAGTCAAGAGCCAGTATCCTGTTCATCCATGTTCCACCTCCATTTTCCGGGCTACCCGGTAAAGTCGTAACTACTTGATCTTCTGAATTGTGAGATTTTCTCACAATTGCACTAACTAGCTCATTAGTAGATGGTAACCTCAAATAATCTATTGGACGCTTGTTAAAAGATTTAGCCATCTGTGTGGCATTGATCATCATGTTATCGCCTTCCTTGAAAGCGATCTCGTTTCCATTGTAATTGAAAACAGTCAAATTTTCCATCTTGCATAATTTTAAAATAAACCTACCCCACCTTGGTTGCTTGCAAGATGTCTTTGATAGAAATAATCTTACCAAGATGGGGAGGTATATATATATATATATATATATATTTCAGGATTTCAAAGAACATCCGCAAGCGGTACAAATATAAACCATTTTATCAGGCACTTACGTACAATATTACACTTGTACGTATTGACGCTTCACAGGAACGCTACTTTTTAGGTCAATTTCTTGACGGTCATCCATAGTTGGAACCTCCACGTCCGAACCCCCGTGTGCCACGGGTTTATTTACAAACAATAAATTCTGTTCTTGTAATCCAAAACGCTTGATGTTACAAGCGGCGAGCAAGTCACGGTCGTTCACCGATCCACAGTTAGGACACACCCATTCCCTTTCAGAAAGTTTCAGTCCTCTATAAACGTGTCCGCAAGAACACATTTTAGACGAAGGATCGAACCTTCCTATCCTGATAAACGTTTTACCCTGTCTCTCGCACTTGTATTCAAGCATCTTGAAAAACGTAGACCAACCGCAAGCTCCTATCGCCTTGGATAGACGATGGTTTTTCATCATCCCTTTCGTGTTTAAATCTTCCACGACGATCGCTTGGTTCTCGCGTACAATTTTAGTGCTTATCTTGTGAAGATAATCCTGCCTGCGGTTGGCTACCTTTTCATGCTGTCTAGCAAGTATCATTCTTGCCCTGTTCCTACGGTTACTTCCTTTCTTCTTCCGTGATAACCGTCTTTGCAGGGTTCTCAATCTCTGTTCTGCCTTGATTAAATGTCTCGGGTTCTCGTACGTGTCACCGTTAGAACACACGGCGAAATCTTTTATACCCATGTCAATACCTATGGTGGTATCGAAAGTTACCGGTAATTTTTCAGGTATCTCCTTGCCGTCATCAACAAGGACACTCACGTGATATTTACCAGAAGGGGTCACGCTAACCGTTACCGATCTCACGTCACCTTCAAACTTCCTGTTGTTACCGTACTTTACCCATCCAACTTTAGGAAGCTTGATCCTTCTCCTTTCTTGATCCACGTGAACTGATAATATGGCCTTGTATGACTGCCTTGACCTGTTCTTAGATTTGAACCTCGGGAACCCTTTCTTTTCCCTGAAAAACCTTGTGAAAGCCGCATCGAGATTCCTCAACGACTGTTGTAAACACTCGTTACTTACCTCTCTCAACCACGAGTACTGTTCCTCTTTTTTCAATTCGGTTAACATGGCGCATAGCTGCACGTACGATATTCTTCCCTTGTCCTTCATGTACGCCTCTATTCTCTTCTGCAATCCCCAGTTATAGATAAAACGAACACAACCGAAGCTCTTGTTAAAGAACCCTGATTGTTCCCTCGTGGGATGTAGTCGATATTTGTAGGCGTTTAACATGATGCTAATATACGAACATTTAAACTAAAAACCAAACATTTTAATTTTAAAAAATATAATTTACTATATAGTTGTCAAAATTATTTTGGTATATTATTGTATATAGTTACCTAATCAAATTTTACTCGTGAAAATATCCCCACCCCTGCTGCTTACAACATGAACTTCAAAAGATATGTTACAGGGGCGGGGAATCAACCTATTTTGCAAGAATGAAATTTCATAAAAAGGGGAGGATGTCACCCCTCCCCTCAACACCTAAATTTGATACCATGCTTCTGACACAAAGCGTGGATGACCCCCGAACGAACGGGGGAGGGACGTTGAACTAAAAGAGTTATAAACATTGTTAGGATACAGATTACAGAATAACGTCCCTTGCCTCCGGCTCATCCTCTAGGTGTCTCACGACAATGCTAGTCAAACAATACAAAAATGAATAATGAGTTAACTTTCACTCAAAGTTAATACTTTTATTTACAACCTCAAAGAACACACCGATTCTTTACCGTGCATATACCCCCACCAACCCCTAGAACCTTAACATGACCTCTAATATATATTACTATATATACTATACTAGATATATACTAACTATACTATATATAGTATAATACTACCATAACTATAACTATAACTATAAAAGTATATATGGTAGGAGGAGATGCAGGAAGGGAAGAACGAGTACCAGCATGGTTATGATGAATCTTATCACTAAAGATCATCGTGGCTTGATCCCGACCCTACCGTGAAAGGGAGGCTAGTATAATAGTCTCTCGACCATGCAGTGACCAAGTTGTCGTCGTCCGGCATTGCTTGGATTTCCCTAGGATCATCACCGTAAGTTGGAACTTTTGGGCTGGCTTGAATATTCAAGAGTGATTGCCCGGGGGAGGGGTGGTTCCAAAATAACCCTCGCTACTTCCCTCCTTGCCGGGCATTAAAAAACCCGGCCTTGAGCAAATCCCTAATCAAGTACCGGGGTTTTCTACTATATGGTTAGTAGGAAAAAGTTTCTTATGCCATTGTTACTCTCTTGGGGATTTGCGTAGTAACGATGCAAATATACAACTTAATCTTTAAATTCCAACTTCCGTTGCAAATCTTTTTCATCCTCCCCCACCGCTTTTTCAACTTCTTCCTCGAAATCCTTGGTGTCTTTCTTCTTTAGGGTGGGATCGGATACCCATTCAAGGGCGTAGAATCCCTTGTAGTACTCGATACCTTTCACGGGTTCTAGCCGGTACCTCCCCACCCGCTCTTTCTTGTCTATATCGTTCATCGTGAACATCTTTGAAGCATTCACGTAAGCCGATCCTGCCTTGCTCCGTTTTATCTTGAACGATTCGTTATCGTTTTTCGTGAACTTGAAATATAACCTTTCGTCATTCCCCATGCCTATGGTGATACCGTCATACTTGGAGAAGTAATCCATCGTCTCCTTGTATATGCTTACCATCCCGTTGCCGTATATACCAACGTACAGTTCGGATGGTACGTTCTTGAAAATTTTGATGTCTAACATGATTCGTCTTTTTTTATATAGTTATCCGGTATTAAAAATTCAACTTTATTTTCCTCGCATATATTTACGAAGTTTTCATCTATCGTGAGGGAGGGGTTTGCCAGTTCGAGATTACTCGCCGTTATCGGCATCCCCCCCACCCTGTACTCGTACCATCCACGCAACAAGGACTTGTACGATAAATCAACGCTGAAATAGGTTCTGGCAATGATGCCTGTCCAACCTTTATCAAGTAGTTTCTTGAGTAACAGGTAGTCTTTACTCCAAGCGTACTCGGACATCTTGTTTAATTCGATCACGGGCATGATAGTGGCATTTTATTCTTGTAAGTTATTATCGTGTCCCTCTTGACGAGGATGGAATCAACGTATGTTTCCTGTATGTTCACGTCCACCTTCCCCCTCATGAAATCCAAGACTGTTGGTCTATTGAGAAGTATAATCATGCAAAAACCAAAGCCAATTAATATTCCACCAAGGCATGATAATGATGATCGCCCACGCTCACCTTTCACGAGTATTGATGTACAATATACTGTGATTCCAATAACTATAATTGGAAAAGAGACTGCAATATTAATCATTTTCCCTCCTCTCTTTAACTATTTTACAAGCCTGTTTTAATCCTTCTTCCAATGCTTCCTCGTATGTATCAAAATCTTTAGCTTTAAAACAAACAACCTTTCTCGATATTGATATAATATCCACAATCCATCCTCTTTTAAATGCCATCATATCTACTGATACATACATATCATGTTTTTCCCTTAACCACCTTGATAAAGCGGTTTGGGTGGGGGCGGGGATATCACCTTCCGATAATTCTTCGGGCGGGGTCTCTATGTAATTTATTAATGCTCGGTCGGGGGATGGTGAATACATTAATGCTCTTGGTACAAGATGATTCTCCCCATAAATATATAGGTGGGTAATATTCTCGTTAAAGCCCACATCCAACGCCAGTTTTGCCGTTTCAAGACTTACTATTTGATCCATGATTATAATGGTTTAGATACTTCACGATAAAATAATGCTGCCTCTTTAATGTATTTGTCTACATCTTCATCTTCTATATAGTTTTGCATATAGATGTCCATAAGCATTTCATAAATATCCTCTGGCTCCATGATTACCATTATTATACCTAGAGATATATCAACAGTTTCTTTTGATGGATGTTCTTGGATATTATCAATAAATGCCTGTTTAACTTCATTTATCATTCCCATGACTATACCTCTTGTTTAAGTTTATTTACTATCCACTCCCCGAAGTCATCTTGTATTTTATCTGCCTCCCTGTATGGTAGGTTTAAAGCTCCGCCACCAGTTAAATGTCCCCATCCACGGATAAGCATGACTTCTATGCCATCTATGGATACTTGCCCGGATGGATCGTACTTTACTTCTCTCTTCACGGGCTTGTCTGTCTTGCCATTAAGGATGTCGATTATTAGTTGTTTGGATTCTTGTGGCATTTTCACCATCCAGTCAAAGCATCGTACTCCTTCTTTTGTCTTAACCCCTATCCCGAAAAAGTCGTGGAAGGGGGGCTTGTATATCTCGTCAAATTTCATACTTGATATTGTTTATCGGTTTCTTCTACTTCAATGAATATCACGCTATTATCGTCTTCCATAAAGAATTTACTGCAATGACCAACCACGTGATCATTAAGAAAACCGCATCCATTTTCTGAGAATAGTTGCAAGAAACAATTATCACAAGTACCCCAATCCTGTTCCACGCACTTCAACGTCTTGAGTCCGAACTGGAAGGTTTCGCCTACTTTATATTCTGTCTTTGCTATAATTATTTAGTGTTAAGAGTAGTCCAATCACAAGTTGTTAAAACTTGTCCATCGTTTACCTTTTGAGTAGTCAAGTTGATTATTTGAGACCAAATATATTCTTCCATTATTTCCTTCTTTTAAAGTGATACAATAATTGTTGTGTTACAGGTTCGTTCGTGCCTATCTTGTAACCTGACAGGCATCCGGTGATGGGGGTGACGGCAACCAATTCATACCCCCACTTCCCTTTTTTCTTGGTGATCAAGTCAGCGATGGAATCATGATTTATCCATGCTACTTTATTGTGGTACGTAGTGCCATTAATTGATACTCTATTGTACTTGATGGGCAGTTGTACTATATAACATTCATATTCCCATTCATTGGAGACGAGACCTCCCATCAACAAGAATGAGATTATGATAGCTGCTATTATTTTAATCGTCATATTGAAAATTTTATAAACTCGTTATACGTTATCTTCCCATGTTCAGTGATATAATTCAATACCTTGTCAACTGGAATGTTTACCGGGAGGTCGTGTCCAATCTCGAACACGAACACGAATCCTTCCGGTGGTTGATCACATATCGTGATGTCATCTAATAATTCTTCCTTGTCTCCATCGTACCCGGACAAGTCAATATTGTGCTTGAAATGATCTAGCACTCCATGCAACGCCCAGTCCATGTTATATTTATAGTAAGAAGCACTAATCAATAAATCTTTAGCTATACGCGTGGATAATGGGGTGGTGTCTTTTTTATTCATAGTATTTTTTGTAATAGTCAATCATCTCTTTCATAGCCTTGTAAGCGTACTCCCCCATCATCTTGGTTGAATGGTAGGGGGAATCTTTTCTCATTGCTATGCTATGTATGCGTATGGCCATTGCTTGAAACAATTCTAAGTATTCTTCCAAGTTCTCTCTTCTTGTCTCGTCAATGGCTTGATCATCTGTCGGGTATATATGACCGACAATATCATACACGATGTCTTGTAAATCTCTGTTTTTCATAGGTCGGATAGGTTGGGGGTGGGTGAATTTAATATTGAATCTACCAAGCTGGAAATACTAGTGGTCCTAGATTGAAATATATCGTTATTGTATCTACATTTGGCGTCATTAGCACATATCTTTCGTTGTTCTTCACATAACTTATCCGAGAATACTTGTAATGATTCCTCGAATACGGTCCAGTAGAATTGTTGAACTAGAAAAACGAATGTTAATAAATGTTCTTGCGGGGGTACTTGTTCTTTAAGTTTCTTCTCGTAATCCGGACAAAACTTTTTAAAAAACTCTTCTTGTGTCATAATCAATGTTTTAATTTTTGGTCACCTTATCTATAAGGCGAGCAGATATTTACGATTTGCTTCCGACAATCATGTCGTCAGCAAGTTGGTAGAGGGGGGATTATTTTTCTCTTGTTCATGTCTTTTAATGATGTAATTTACTGCCTTTTCCGAGTTCATGTGTCTTCTAGCAATGTCGAAGGACTCCTCTATTGGTAACGTGTCAAGATATTTAACCTTTGAGGTGGGGGAGAGTTTACTGAAATTGAACATCTTGTAAGTATTGTTATCAGTGGCAACAAGAGGGAAGAACAATTCTTGAACTTCATCGGATAATTTAGCAAAGTTCCTTCTGAAGAAATCTTTAATTTTATCATTGGTATCTATCCTGTTAACAAGTATTTTGGCAATGTTATTCAAGAGATCATCGTTTATTTTCACATACTTGTCAATGCTAACAAGTATTATCCACTCCCCCCTCTTCTCTCTTATCGTTTTAAGTATCTCTTCTTCAACATCCGGGTCGTTAATGTAAGGATTCTTGCACCACTCGGAGAGGGGATACCCTTTAAGACGAATATAGTTACACGCTCCCCACTCGTAATTTTCACCGTTCTCAAGATACTTCGGGTTACGAATGAAATCCATTAAACGACCCTTGCTCATGTGTACAGGTAAAATGTAGTCATCCAATAACTCGATAGCTTGGTTTAATCCAAGCTCCTTGAACACTATTCTAAGAATCTCCCTGTCATCGTAATAGTTTATGATTAACGCTTTAACGAAACTACCGTGTGAAGTGATACACACCGATCGGGTGGGGGAGAATCCTAGCGTGTGCATGATGTCACTAATCAGGTTATAACAACATACTACATCGTTAACGTCCTTGTCTCTCTCCCACCTCTTTCTTATTAATTGCAAGACGAGATTCGAGTTATCATTTTGATCTCGTTTATCTCGTAATTCCTTGATTTTAGAATTGGCTTCTAACCTTAGTTCAAGGTTAGCGATTTGCTTGTTTTTATCGTCCATGATCGTTTTGATTCGATCGCTAACAAGCTCGTTAATATCTAGTGTTAAATAATTCTCTTCCATTGCAGATAGTGATAAATTTACTCTTTATTATTCCATTCCCCCATCACCACCCTTACCAGTTTTATGATGAAACACGCTACTAGCAAGGAGGTGATGGGATACTCGTTAATTAACTCGAAGAACTCTCTCATCTCTCGGGTATTTTGGTGTTGTTCACTTCTCTCAACCACTTCCGGTAGGACTTGATCTTGTCCCCCGCCCCGTAAAGTCGCAGCATGGTGACGTGCCACTCGTACAACTGCCTTTTCATTCGCTTGTTCTTGATCCTAGCTCTCATGTTATTCCGGGTCATTAATCATTCCTAGTAAATGCTCGTTGCCCTCGTATGGAATCCATTTATTCCATCCTAACCCACCAACGCTTATCATCACGTTAATATTATTGATGTACCCGAATTGAACCGGACACCAAGGTTCTGTGTCTTTAAATCTAGCAAGGCATAAATCCCACGGTTTGAACTCGTGTGCCGGTTTCTTCTCCACGTCCTCTACCTGTTTCGTTTCCGGGTTCCATCTCTTCCCGTTTTCTCGTAATAAATCGTGCATCAACTCTATCTCGGAGGTGAGGGAGGGTCTAATTGCTTTTACTAATACTTTATCGTCACAACATGAATCGAAATATAGCTCCTTATCAACCATGTTAAATAGCACGTGATAGTTAACTGGATTTGCTTCTCCTTTCACGTATGACTTGTAAATAAGCACGTAATTAATATCTCTCGATTCCATGGTCACGTATTGCCCGTCCTCGTAGGTCAAGTACCAAGGTAATTTCAATTGTAAATCATAAGATGGGCAACCACCTGAATACCTGCCTTCGATAGTAAACGAACGAGTAAACGAGCTACTAGTTTCTTCGTTAAAATAAACACCTATCAATGGGAATATACCTTTTGCATCATATTTTATTATCTCGTACTCGGTTTTATAATCATCCACTATTTTCCCCTCCACTTCCCCGTTTTGGATTTTCTTCGCTAGTTCTAAATCGAATGATACTGTAACTGTTTTCATAGCATTTCTATTATAGGGTATTCAAAATCAATATCAAAGTACACCTCTATTCGAGAGGTGTAAAACAAGTCTACTAGTTCGGCATACGTTAACTCTATCGTGTACACGAAAGTTGATTGACCCGGGACCCTAGGCACTTCTTCTAATTTCAAGTCTAGGAGGGGAGGTTTGCAACTCTCGATAGCTCTCTTTGCTATCTCTCTCTGGTCATCATCCCCTACCCCGTATGTCGTGTGGTAACCATGCAAGTAATTATTCTTGTTACTTGTCACCACGAATTTCTGTATCTCCATATGCTTGTAATTTACGTTTGTGAAATTCTATCATGCATCTCGTCACCCTTTCCTTGTCTCCCCTCATGAGGCAACCGAAATCAAACACTTCTTTCATGATCTCGTTACATAATGTCTCGTCATTTTTTAGCTTTCTACCGTGTGTTTCCATGAACACCCCGAAGGTTAAACTAGGTTGAACTAGTTGTGTGGTTGTCCTGTATTTTTTCAAGTCCATGCTCACGTGTATACATCTCGCCTTGCATCCAACCGTTAATTTTTTCTTGACGGTTGAAGTGTTCTTGTACCCGTGAGCGTCCAGCAATGATTGCAACTCTATAAGTTGAGTTATGTTTCCTCTTATCGTGTGTATCATATTATCCAGTTATCTCTTAACAAAGAATTCATCTTGTAAATAACTTGATTCAACGTGAACCCGGTCACCCGTAGTGTTGAATCGTATTTTATCTCCCATTCCATGTTATCTTTCAAGAAGTTAACGCTCAAGTAACAAGGGTTGTGATACCTGTCATCTCGAACGAGGGAGTATCTTCTTGCCGTCTCGCTGTCCTCGTTGTTGGAAAACAGGATCGGTGGTGGTAGTTCTACTTGCATATTTATTCACTTAGTAATTGACTGAAAGTCTTGTTCCCGTACACCGTGTCTTCTAGTCTCACCCTCTCGAACATTCCCTTGTCCATGAATGAACGAATGTCTTCCGGCTTGCGGGTGGGTGGGAACATCCGGAACTTGGATGGGGGGATGTCATTTCCCATCGTGACAACCACCACCCCGAGACACTTGTAAACGTTAAACTTGATAGAGGCGTATATAACGGCTCTTTTCACATCGTTCAATAGTTTAGTCGTGACTAGTGATGATAGTTGATTGTAGAGCCTGTAAACGGCCTTCTTGTCGAATCCTGTTACCTTCTCGATCACGGGGAGGGGGACTTCTTCCATTTTCAAGGCCACGGCTATCATCTTCTGGCTGCCCTCAACTAGCCGGAGTTCCTTCATGAGATTGTCAACGTTAATTTCCATCATCTTTTTGTTGTATGTTATAAACCGTTCTAAGTGACACGTTGAACACGCTGGCCACGATCTTCTTGTCCATGCCAACGGATAACAACGCCATGATGTCAGCCTCCATTGAAGGGGTCACTTGTCGAACTTGTCCTCTCTTAATCCTATCCATGTCAAGAAACGATAAAAGGGTTGGGGGTGTAATCTAATCGTGAGGGTGAGAAACGCCACGGTTCCCATGAAACCCAGTATCATTTCCCCCTCGTTCTCGCAGGCGATCCAGAACCCGGCACTGAACAGGAGTCCTCCCCACGAGATCAATCTCGATAATAACATGACGTAATCAATCATTCCCGGTTGGTTTAAGTTGTGATAGCTCGGCTCGCAGGCTTTCCACTTGATCGCACCCGTTATCTTTTTCTTCTGGCTCCATGTTAATGGATTCAAGGTACGCCTTGTAAGCCTCCGGCCATTCTTGTTCTAGCTTTCTAGTGGTTCCTATCGTGTTCAGAGTGCAGTTAATCCTGTTAGTCATCTGCTTGATGTCTTGTTTCACGCTCTTTATTTGGTTCACCATGTCCTCGCATTGCATGGACGCCTTGTCTATCACCGTGTCGTTCTCTGACACGAACTCGCCAAGGGTGATGTACTTGTCGCTGTAATCGAGATTCCACAGGTAGATGTATTTTGTCGTTTTCACGAAACCGCTATTCTCTTTCACGAAAGGTAGCAATTCTCTTGGTGTCTCCCCGTCAATGATTTTAACCATCCTTTCCCCGATCTGTTTCTTGATGTCTTCTATCTTGCTCGTGAGAGGTTCTAGTAATCTTTCCCGGATATTCTTGATGTCTTGTTGTGATAATTTCTTGTGTCTCATGATGTTATGTTTTTAAACTAGTTTCTTGTACCTTCTTCCATCCATTGTAAAAGTGTCCTCGATCTCCATGTCAACGGGTGATAGGAGGTGGAGGATGTTGTATTTTATAGCCTCTATCCCGGTGTACAGCTCCCCTCCCTTCAACGTTCTTGTTACCTTCCCGTTCTTCCTCACGGTCATGTTATCGAGGCGGGAGGGGGTTATGTAATACCTTCGTTTCATTTCAATTATTAATCAAACCTTTGATAAATGATTCTAGGCAACTATGTACCTGATTACGCTAGTATTTTTTCGAATTTTAATTTATCTGAAGCGTACTGGATCGTGTTCAAGTCCCATCTTCGAACAATAGAATTGTCCTTTATAACACATTCCACGGTTGAGCAACAATTTATATACGATTTATTGTAAGCTTCTACTGTCGAGTTGTCGTAAGCTTCTACCGTTGATCTATCGTAAGCTTCTACCGTTGATCTATCGTAAGCATTTACAGTTGAGTTACCGTAAGCCTTTACCGTTGAGTTGTTGTAAACTTCTACCGTTGATCTATCGTAAGCTTCTACCGTTGATCTATCGTAAGCTTCTACCGTTGAGTTGCCGTAAGCCTTTACAGTTGAGTTACCGGAAACCAACAAGAATCCATTCTTAACAGATACATTGTGATAAATTTTATTTTCAGAAAATATTTCCCCGTAATTGTCGATCAACTCGCCATCTAACACGTCATTACGACAACACCACCAGAAATTATCCTTGATAACATCGCATAATGTTTCTATATTCTCGCTTTGATAGGCTCTCTTGTATTGTCCGGAACAGGCTCTCGCCTTGCGCGCTCTTTCGAGTATTTCATTTTTTATTTCTTCAAACTGGTTCATCGTGTTTAGTTTTTAGGTGTTTTCTTGAAATATAATGCAATTTGCCGTACGGTTACTATTTCTTTTTCATGTTCTTGTAAATGTAAATCAGATCGAATCTCTCTAGGTCGGTATGTTCAACCTTGTATCCCCACTTCTTGAACTGCTCGAATACTCGTTCAAGTCCCGATCTTTTCCACGAGACGAACATATCCTTTTGTCTTCGGAATCCTATCGTGGACTTGCTTCTCCACATCAATCCCCTCGTGCATTGATCCAGTAACCCGGCCACGCATTCCGTGCGCTTGTCGTAGCCGCACCCGCTACACCTGTAAGAGAAGTACTTGATGTTGCCGTTTTCCTCTATCACTCTAGCCGTGCCGTTAGAATTGTTCCCCCACGTTTTACTTCTTACCCACTTTATCTCTATCTTTATTTCAACGGGGATGGGTTCTTTCCTCTCTTCTCTATCTTGTTGAAGGCGGATTTAATCTTTCGAGCGGTGTATTCTTTATTTTCCATGTTACTTGCTATTTACTTGTTTCTTCTACTCATCCATTCCGTAACGGTGGAGTAAATCGTGATATAACGTTTTCATAATAACTTATTTTCGTTTGGTTTTAAATGAGAATATTATTCCTCTTTAAATTCTTGCATTACATCAGTAATCAACTGATCTATTTCATCGGGAGACAAGAACTTTTTCCCAGATTTTCGTTGTTTTCGTAATTTATTCTTGTATAATTTACCGATGTACGCATTAGCCTTTTTGTACCTATACCGCCAGATTCGATTTCGAGGATCTGTTTCAGGTGGTGTCTCTTGGTTTATTATTTTTTTTTGCCTGTCTTAAATTCATGTTCATTTCTTATTACTTTTGTTTGATTTTAATTGATCATACTTTTCTCTCACTTTTCGATAAAATTCCTCTTGCTTCTTAGTGAACGGCATGAATGAATGGTTTAGCCAACGACAGATGTAGTAGGGTTTGTCATCGAAGTAATCCTTCTTGTCGGAAGTTATCAACCAATCAATCGGGTTACCATTCCTTCCTGTTTTTTCTCTTGCGAGGATGAAAGCATCAATCAACTTAGGATATTTGAGCAATCCAATATAGTTACTCGTAAAATTAGTTTTCGGGCACACGATACAACCTACACGCCTAGAGTGTTCGTATTCGGGATTGACAGGGAGATTATACTTATGTATGTAGTCCCACACATCGCCGTCCGTCCAATCAACAATGGGCATTAGCTGTATAACACTTGCCGTTCCCACCGATTGGCAAGTTTCTACAAAGTATTCGTTTACAAGGTGCTTGTTTTTTTTGAGTATGGTTTTATTCTTAGCCGAAAATGCCGTGCGTTTTGATCGAGCTCTACTTTCAGCCTTGCGAACGCCGACAATAGAGCATTTATCTATATAGTTGTGATTATGCTTGTAGTTACTACAGCAATAAGCGACTTGAACGGTCGGCAACAAGCCTCCGTGATTTCTCCAAATGTTTTCAATGAAGCCGAACTTGTAATCCCTGCGCCAAATCACATCGGGATAATACTCACGAATAAAACACTTTGTAACGTTACTTTCAAAAGCAACATTATAGTATGCTTTAAACTCAATTCCGCTACGTTTACAGAGGTCGTAACATACTTGACTGTCCTTGCCCCCACTGAATCCGAGGCACACTTCAAATCCCATAGTCTTTGCTATCTTTGCAAACTTCTGAATGCGCTCAATAGCTTGCTGTTCTATTTCTTCGGCAAATAGGTTCATATTCTGTGATTAAGAATTAATATTTCACGTGATCGTCAGTCATGGAATCGTAGAATGATTTATTAGCGTTGTACTCTCGTGCTATCTCGTCCACGGTGCAACCGTCCCCCAGTTTAAGGGTTATGGATTCGTACACGTTGTCCCGCATGGAGGCTACAACATCGTTAGCATCATGGACGGGGGAGGGGGATATTGCCACCACCCACGCCGAGATAGTGAACATTATTAAAGAAGTGATCAAGTATTTCATGGTATCGTGTTCTAGTAGTTATTGAATAATTCTAGTTGGTCGTTTATTGCCTCTTCTATCGTCCAGTCGGTGGAGGGGTAAACGCCCTCCCCCATCCCGTTACCTAAATCGACGTGTATTTCCCCGTTTCCCCCGTGTATCGTGGCGTTAGGGAACCCGTCTACGCTCGTTCTTGTATTATCCGGTTCCATCTTTTAACCTCCATGTTTTTAACGTTGTAACCCATGTTAAAGGCTCTCGTAACGGTGGTGGCGGGGTCTCCCTCGTCAACTATCCACACGTAACACAGTCTCCCGGTTTTTTTTGAATTTTTCCACGCTGCTAACCGTGAAATCGTAACCCCGTGCCATCTCTTTAACCTCGTTGGCTAGGTCAAAATAAGTTATAAAACATCCTTCTTGATTCATGGTAATTTATTTTAGTTATCCAACTACATGTACTTCCCCGTCATAGTAATATTCCATACCATCCAGTTCGTACAACGGTAATAATGAAACGTAATTCCTCCTCCCGGCATCGTAGAACCCCTTGAACCTGAATTCGCTAGAGGTGTTAATTATATTTAACTCACGATACCCGAAAGGGCAATTTTTTCTAGTTTTCCCCGTGGGGGTGTATGATAGACTCTTCAGGAATTTTATACCCTTCTCGTTCTGATCGGGGGTGAGGGGGATGCCATCGCTAAATTGTTTGGTGACCAACAGGGAATAGTCAAATATATCCTCGTTCTGGTGGTTTCCCCTTCTTTTTAACAAGCTGATTTGTTGCTCGCTAATGTAACCTCGTGTCTTTATCTCTTCAAAAATTTGCTCGTTCGTTTTCATGGTAATTAAATTTAAGTGTTAATAGTCAAGGGTGGGGGAATCGAACCCCGGTAAAACATCCATGTCCCTCGAAACGTGATAGTGGAAATTGATCTCTAGCGGTCGGGGGTGGGGTGGATCATCCCCGCCACGGGATGCAGTTTGTAACGTTAAAGCTCCGTCACCGTCACCCCCTAACCACTGATTTAAATGTACCGTAATCCATATATATTCTATATAGAATCGTTTTGACACGTGTATGTTAGCTAATAGCTGATCAATCATACCGTCTGCCCTAGGTTTGACTACCTAGCCCCGTGTTATCACCCCCACGAGTAAAGTTATACAGGTCAATATAATAGCTCATCGCTATTGATTCACGCTTAACGACCTCCAATAAACAAAGAACAATAATGTAGAGAAAGTGGGAACCTCGGGTTACTAGCGTTGTTGTCCCGGGTGGGGGTGGTAGTCTCAATCTCTATATATACCACTTGCCCGGCAACCTTTTCGCCCTTGATCGTAACCGTGTCCACCGTTCTACCATCTATATAGATGTTGTCCTGTTACAATCTTTAATAGCTCAACCGTTGTAAGAACTCTCTCGTTGTTTTGTTGATACAAATGTACGCAAAAGTACAACACGAACCAAGCGATTCAACAATAAAAATATAAGCAAAAGTAAATAAAGTCATGTAACTATATATAATTCAATAATATACATGATAGTTAAATATTGTAAAATATATATCTGTACACGAAAAACAGGAGTAAAACTAAAAGTTATAGTTTAACTTTTAACACTAGAATATAACATCATGTTAAGAATTTAACAGAAATCATGGAAAAAGGCACGCAACAGGAAAGGGAGTATAATACAGTTAACAGGAAAAAGGGGGAGGGGAGGGGATAATATAGAGTGATACACCAATTACCCACACCCAAACAAAAGAAGTGATAATATATATAGATAAAACGTTAATATAAGGCGATAGAGACACGATTTGAGGGGATGGGGATATAATATACTCGAAGGAATACAAGGGCGTTATAATCAACATACGAACGAATTCGCCACGCAATGACGTTGCGCACCCCTCCACACACCACCATACTATAACTAATAGTTATAGACAATGCAGAATAGTATAACTAAAAATTATAGAATGATATATTGTAAGCGTGGGTCGGGGAGGTGGGGGAATAATAATAAAACGTA